CGATGGATCTGCTGCCTAGTCAACCCCTCACTGATCAGAGAAACTTATCTAAGGATGCTTCGCTGGGATCCGTGTTGGGTGTTGGTGGAGTGTAGTCCTTCGGTTTTGGTATCTTACCTAGACCATGATCCTCTAAACCAACTTCCTCATCAAAAGAATAATCATACTCCAGAGCATCGGCACAAACATAGTGTGGATGAGTTGTATCAACACCAAGATTGGCACACAATTCTTTATGATTATCCTCCATCATCTCTACCGCATATAACATATGATTCAGAATATGTTCTTCGGTATGATAATTCAGTAGTTTTTTCTTGAGAGCAATCAAAAAGTTTCCACATCCAGCAGAGTTGTCAATAAAAGTACTCTCTGGATCTTGTAGTAATTCAATATCAATATCATCTACCATACTCTCAACAAGTTTCATCGGTGTGAATACTTCTTGAGTCTCTTTAATTCTTTCGTCAGATCTATCAATCGTAGATCCAACATTCATATTATGTTTATTCTTTGCCATCTCTTTCTTCAATACATTTGATATAGGTTGAAATCAAATCATTCTTTCCAAAATGATATCGACCATTACACTGTGATGCTGCTTCTCTAAACTTATCAGCAAATTCTACCATATTATCCACAACCTTAGGGTCTTTTACCCTAATGAAGTGGTGTCCTTTAGCATAGTGAGTAAAATCCTTTGTTTTGACTCTACCACTGGGTCCACAACCATACTCACCAACAAATACATCTGCCTCATCTCTTCTTTCATAAGGAAGAAACTCAAAATCTGGATGTTCCCTCATCATAGGAATCTCGCCAACTCCTGCTGCGAATCTCGATGTATTTTTGACTCTCCAATATTGTTTTACAGCACTAATACCACCAGGGAAAGTAGAAGGATCGAGATCTTCATCAAGATCACAATGAAGATGTCCTACGATCTTATTCAGTGAAGAAGGTTTTCGTACTGAAGTAGGAAGAACAGCACGAATGTCATCAGTGTGCTCTGATAACTTATTGAGAAACTTAATGGCGAGATTTCCACCCACCCCGTAAGGTGGATTGATAATTGCTAATGTAAATTTTTTCATGATTGCCAATCCCAACCCTTAGAAATAAAGAATGTAAAGGTCATTCTACCATCTTTCATTGTATCACCAAAAAGATTTGTTGGGGCATGTATTGATGTACCAGGATAACAAACTAATCTATTATAGACGTTTTCGACTTGTATTATTTTATTATTTTCACCATCTAAAATAGAAGTTCCTGTGCCCTTTGGTGGATTGGGGTACAAATACAAGACTCCAGCATATTCTGTTTGATCAAAATGATATTTTTTATCCTCAAAATTTTTTAAAGTTTCTCTAGTCTTTGAGAGAGATATGTGAAAATGTGAAGTTATAGTGTAACCCTTAATACCAAAAAACTCATAGACTTCTTCTAAAATTTTATTACTACAAGAATCAATAAATTCATCATTTTCTAATTCTAACTCTAGAGTTCTATATCCTCTCCAACCAACATCGACAGAAAAATCTTCACTGTAATGGTATTTGGATTGCAGTCCTCTATCTCTAAGATGATCGATATCATCTAGAAAATTATCCTTTACTAAAAGCTTCATTATATTATTATCTTTAACCCTAACAAAGGTATTCTACTCATCTTCTTTACTGTTGTCAACCCCCCATTTCCCTATCGGACAAGACTCTGTATTCATTCTTGCTTTGATAGGAATGGAACATCCACACAATTTGCATCTTTTTTGAACTTTATCAACATGATCACAAGATTTACACAATCTTATGCGTGATTCATATTCTTTTGGTGTGACCATTAAACTTTTTTCTTCATCATCAATTAGATAAAAATCAATCATTCTTCCGAATGATGTCAATAAATTTCTTAGTTGTTCTTTGTAGGATGGATATTCTGACATAACGATTTTATAATAATTAATTTATATATCAAATTGGGTTTGATGCTCCTTTAACAGTTGTGCTATTAACTGTTCCCGTAACTGTATAATTTGATCCATAGATAGCAGCACCAGTGACACCACCATCTCCAGTATTGTTTGTATCACCACCAGGCTTACCCCATTCTCCACCACTTCCACCAGTTTCTCCAGTAATACCAGTTCCTGGTGTGCTTGTTGTTCCAGTATAACCACTACAAGATCCTGCTGTACCACCAGCACCATCAGCACCCTTTAGTGAGATATCATTTCCATCTACATCATATGTTGGCATATTGTCATATCCTCTCCCTGTTCCACCATTACCTCCAGCGCCTCCTGGACCTCCAGCAACGGCGTAATTAACTTGTTGCCTGCACTCGGCAGGTGATTTATTTTTATGTCGACATCCATACCATAACCACCATCCCGCACAATCACAATCAGTAGTATCATTACATCCACCATATCTGTCCCATCCAGATCCACAATCGCCACATTTATTACATCCACTTGGTACGGTATTATAACTATAATTCCAACAAGTTCCGGTAGTGCCTTGACCACCCGTAGCTCCTTTTTCTCCACCTCCACCACCAGCATATATGTTAGCAGTGCTTCTTACATTCACTGTGACATTATTTGCCGTGGTTGGATTTACTAATAATGCAGATCCACCAGTACTACCACTAATTGTTGAGGCATCACCACCAGTTCCTCCCGCACCTTGAATTGAACCAAAAACATCTATAGTAAAGTTGTAAGCCTCTGGTTCATCAAAAGTTGCTGCATATGCTGTATTATCTGTTGATCCTACCAGACCATCAACAAACAAAATCTTATGAATATTTTTGGGAATATTTGAGTTCCATTCGAATGCTCCTAGATCCACTCCCGTATTGGTTCCAGTGAGAGTGTAATAGTAATATTTGATAGAATTTCTAAACTGAGAAGTCTTCCAATTTAGTTCTGTATCTACAATTCCAGCGTTTTCATTCTCTGTGCAGTCTGGTACTATTGGATTGGTATCTATTACCGATGTATTTCTAATTAACTCTGATGCACTTATTGGTTTAAAATCATCAGGTTTTATCTCACTAACACTAGAACTGTCCTTCCTTTGTTGAGCACGAAAGTTAGAACGTAAAGAACTAAATTTTATTTCACCAGAAGAATAATATGGACCTGCCTTTGAGACCGTCATTAATTTAGATTTTTTCTTTATTTATTAGAAATGATCGATTCTAGAACCTTTTTATGTGATATTCTTCTAATTCTTCTCTTTTCATTTTCCAGATATTCATGTGTTGCCTTTGCCTGCATGTAAATTTCTTTACCATCGATTTTTGCATCAAGAAACTCTTTGATAGACTCTTTATTAAACATTTCTAAACCGTTTGATACTTGTACAAAACTGTCTAATCCCCAGAAAGTTTTTTCTTTATAACAAGTTCTTGCATCAAGGAATTCTTCTCTGCATTTTTGTTCGAACGATTTTGTCCATTCAGTTTTATTTTCAGTCATATATCTCCAAAACTCAGAATCTGTTCTATTGGTGCAATAATGGAGACAGATGAAATCAACAATATCTCTGTATAAAGTTCTATTACTCTTGTTTATAATTACTCTGTTATATGATAAATTTTTTAATGTAGAATTTATTGTCATAAATTCTTGAATTTGTTGTATAATTATCTGAATGCCAGTTGCTTCTAGTGGTTCAATAAATCCGCTAGACAATCCAACTGCCATACAATTACCAATATAGTAATTGTCATAGTATCCAGGTTTATACTTAATAACTCGATCTGTTTCTAGATTTACGTTAAAGTTTTTAAGTAACCACTCATTATATTTTTCTCTCGCTTCATCATCAGAAGTAAATTTTGAGGAGTACAAATATCCAGTTCCATATCTCTGACCTATTGGTATCTGCCATATCCACCCATTTTCTGTTGCCTCACAGCAAGTATATGATGGAATATCTCTAAAATTATATGGAACTTGTTGTGGTATTGCTCTATCAATTGGTAAAGCATCTGAGACATCTATCCACTCTGGATTTAGATGCTTGAAAAGAACAGTATTAAATCCAGATGCATCAACAAACAAATCTGCCTCTATTTTCTTTCCAGATCTTAAGGTTAAACTTTTAATTTCTTTTCCATCACTATCAACCACTTCTACTACATCATCTATAAAATTGATAACATTTTGATATCCATTAATCATAAACTCAGAAAAAGCCTGAGTATCTACATGAAAGGCATATGCATAGTCATCAAATGGTTTGTTTGGAATATTTGTGGATGGATGATTATGAAGCATTCCACCATTGAATTTATTATTTGGTAATGAATAAATTGCACTAGTATTTGTATCTACATCAGAATTAACTTCAGCAAATCCATGAAAATAATCTTTCCCTGGTATCCAATTTTTAAAATGAATACCAAGTTTTAACGTTGCTTTTCCGCCCAAATGTTTTAAAAATTCTTGAGTCGATATACCCATGTGAGCGAGAAGTAATCTGAAAATAGGTGTTGTACTTTCTCCTACGGCAATATTTTTCTTACTAGCATCATATATGATTGAAATATCGACTAGATCTTTCCAATAATTTTTCATCATTGCAGCAGTTATCAATCCAGCAGTACCGGAACCAACGATTACAATTTTTTTCATGTTTTAGTGTGAATTATATTACTATTTAAACACCGTGGAAATCAGTCCAACCAACCCCAGTGTATCCTTGGAATCTGCCAACAGAAGTGTTGTAGATAATGGCACCTTCATACGGAGTCAAAGAAGTTTTTTGTGCATTATTAATTCTTGGTATAATTATCATTGGTTGAGTCGCTGATACGCCTCTAGTATTAACTAGACTTAAATCAATAACTGCTCTTGGAGAATAAGTACCAAATCCAATTGATGAACTATCATCTAAACTTAGATTTAAAGAAGAACCAAATAAACTTAATTTAGTATCATGAATTTGAATGTTTCCTGTATTATAATATTGATCATCACTATACAATGAAGTTGTTCCAATACCAATCTGTTCAAACTCAGCAAATCCTCTAACTTCAAAACTATTTGTTGGATTGGTTGTACCTATTCCAACACCAGAGAAAGTCCCTGTGGCAATTGAACAATCCAAATAATTATTAATTTGAGCATTAGTTGTATTAACTTGGAAGAAAGTTCCTATACCAAGAGGAGAGTCAACATTAACTGATTGGAAAGTATCTGGTAAATCTAATGTTCCAAAAATAGATCCACCAACATACAAATTTTGACCAATAAATGCGTTTTCGGTAACAGTTGAAGTTCCTACAACATGTAAGGTCTCATCTGGATTTGGATTACCAATACCCAGTTTGCCATCATAAGTAAGAGACATTAAATCATTATTTGTTTGACCATAAAGCCATTCAAATCTTCCAGTATTAATACCAGCGGCACCACCATGAAGATACATGTTGATGTTTCCTGTATCCTTATTGATAATATCTAATGTTTTATCGGTGTTACCAAATCTTAAAACACCGATACTATTGCCTACACCAGTTTGTTGTCCAATATTTAATTTAGATTCTCCAGTCTCAGAAACAATATCTAAAGAAGAACCAGATGATTTTCTAATTTGAATTTCTGCAGATGGAAGTGCTGTTCCAATTCCAAGTCTTCCGCCTTCAAGTGATGCTAATGCTGTTCCACCAGTACCAACATGTAAAAGTTTTGCAATTGTTGTGATACCTGGTCCAGTAGCAGAAACTTCTAGACTATCAGTAACTATTTTTGTTGTTGTAACAATACCAACATTCAGATTTGGAGTTCCAGAAAGACCCTCTGCCGTTGATGCAGTACCAACCAAACCACCAAGGGCAGTGATTGGGTTAGTAACGGTTAAGGAATCAAATAATGCTGTTGAGAACGTTACTATACCTGTTGGTTTATTGATATTAGAAGGAAGTCTATCATTATCCAGAGTTCCTGTAGCAATAGCATCAGCAGCATTTAATCCAGTTACACCAATACCCCATCCATACATTTTGGTGATGGTTGCAATACCTGAAACAATTACATCACCAGATGAATTGATTCCAACACCGCGAGTGAAGTCTGCTACGTTGTTATTTCCACCAACTTGGAAAGTAAATCTTGGATCTACTGTACCTACTCCAACATTTCCAGCGGCGTATATACTTGTATATCCCAGTCCTGCATCAATATCTACCCATTGAGATGTAGGCATTCCCTGCAAATATCTTGCATCACCATAGTAAGTGACTATGCCACTTTTTGCGGTGATAATACCAGAGTAAAAAGAAGTAATACCAACTTCTAATCCCCTCTGTACAGTCCCAAAACCAATGAAGGCATCTTGAACTGTGGCAAGTCCAACAACGTTCAGGCAGGTGCTAGTATCTGTAGTACCTCTTATGTCCAGGAAGGCAGTTGGAATTGAGGTTCCAATTCCAACCAGACCAGTTGAACTTACTACAAAATTATCTTCATCAACCTGAACCCCATTACGAAAATTAAACGACTTCCTAAAATTTGCCATCTTATATGGTTTTTAGTTATTTATTAGTGGTTACCCTCAAGCTTTTCTACCTTGGCAGATAGTTCTTTAATTGCTTCAACCAGAAGTGGTACAATCTTCTGATAATCGACTGCAAGATAACCATTATCTCTTTCAGTAACTGCTTCAGGAAGAACAGCAAGAACTTCTTGTGCAATCACACCAACATCATGTCCTTCTTTGTTTGATTTTTCATTCCAATCATATGTGTTACCACTGATTGAAAGAACCTTAGCAAGAGGATCATCGATTGGAGTAATGTTATCCTTGAGTCTAGAGTCTGAACTATAGAATGCAGTGATATCATCAGTTACACTCAGAATACCAGTGATAACTGTGTTGCCAGAAATACTAGTTGCAGCACTAACATGGACTGTTCCATCATTAGAAGTGATTGTAAGAATACCAACCGAAGTGTCAATAGTATTATCACCAAGAATTCCAATTCTTACATTATCAATGGTTGCTCCATTATTAGCATCTAAAGTATTTGTGAATGTTGAAAGACCAGTAACATTAATATTTCTTCCAATATTAACATCTTTTTCAATTCCAACTCCACCATTAACAACCAGTGCTCCAGTATCTTTATCAAAGGATTCTGTTGTATTGGTAACTTCAATGTGACCCGTAACTTTTACGTTATCGTTTATATTGACATATTCATTAAATTTGGTTTCACCATTGAATGTAACAGGTCCATCAAACTGTGAAAGAACCGTGCCAGAATTGCCACCTTCAACTTTGAGTCTTTCTTTAATAACAACTTCATCAAATACTGCACTTAAGATACTTGATTCTTGACCAGTTGTTGTTGGGATTGGAGCATCAAATGTTCTTTCTTGACCAGTTGCAGAACTAACTCTCTTGTTACCAATGTAGAAGTCACCATCATTGTTCATTCCAGTATAAACAATGATTCCACCTGCTTTTTCTTGAGCTTGAGCAAGGAATATTTCTCTTTCGTTTAGAGATTTAACTTGAACTTGTGGTAAACCTGTTGAGTAGTTGCCAGGTCCGAATCCAAGATATTCAAATGTATGACCAGATGCACGGGCAATAGCAGGTCTTCTAACTTCACTTGGAATTGGTTTAATCTTTTTGATTAAAGATTCTGCTTTGTGCTCACTAATAACAGTGCCCAGTTGTCCGCGTAGGACGCTAATTTCATTAGTGAGAGAACCACTCAGAGTGCTGCTGGTGATTTTCATGATCTCTTCACCAACTTGAATAAATGATCCAAGTGGGAATCTTGCAACAGTTCCAATACCAGAATTTGGCAGAGAAACTTGAAGAGTGGAAGAACCTGTAGTAATATCTCCTAGCAGAGTGAGATGATCATTACCATAGAGAGTGATGCTTCTAGTTCCAAGGTTTTCATTGGTTGAATCGGAGATAGCATCGTTAGCAGAAATACCATGTCTTAAGACATGTGTTGGAGTTCCAACTGTTGCTGATGTATGAATAGTAAAGGTGCTTACACCAACTCTCTCTTTAACTAAGTAATCCCCTAGATTATTTGAGTTGGCATCTACAAATCTAAATCTGTTTCCAGCAAACAATCCATGAGCAGTAGAGCATGTGACCGTTGATATACCAGTTACAGAATCATATGCTGTTATTGCGGAAATATTAATGGAAGGTCCAAGAGGCAATACATAAGATCCTTGAATAATTACAGGATCACCGCCAGTATGTGCTACTGCAATCTGATTCTTGGCAGGAACAGAAGTGATTCTATAATGTCCATCAGATGTTGTTCCAATACCAGTTATTTGAATAACATCACCAACATTTGTAGAAATTCCACTTGTTGCTACTGTAATATTGGCACTTGCAGATCCACCAATAGTGTTGCTATCAAAGTATAGTGTATCACCATTATCATATCCAGAACCAGAATTAATTATTCTTACGTCTTCTACTTGTTGAGATCCATTAACTATAACCTTTGCAGTTGCTCCATTCCATGTGGAAAGAGTGACTTCATTGTAAAGTTTTACATTATAATAAGTTCCAGTGCTATGACCACTACCACCATTAAGTGTTTGATATGTTGAAATTCCGGAGAATCCATGCTCCCTATCAAAGGTGATGGTAGAAATGCCTGATGAAGTCGTGACCCCAGTAATTGTTAGACCTTTGTGGAAAGATTTTAATGTAAGATCTACACTTTCTCTAGTAATACTTCTCTTGAGATCATTAGTGATAACTTCTCCAACTGGTGATCTCTTAGCATAAGAAACCGCAGACTGTGGGGAATCATTTTCATTATCCTTATCTAACTGTGGATAAAGATCCTCAATTTGTTGGCTGTACTGATATGATGTAAATTCTGTTTGTGGTGAGTTGTTAGCGTTAGTAACATATAGATGATATACACCATCTTGTACTTGATAAATGTAAGGAGTGATAGTTTCTTTTCTGTAAATATACAGATTTTTCTTAAGATCATTCCTTTCAAATCTTGGTAATGCTGTTGATCTTACATGAGTATTGTTGTCAAATGTTCCCAGATCATGAACATCTCCAAATACATCTGTTGTTTCATATGTGAATGTATTTGCATTTGGAATGGTTGTAACTTCAAATGTTCCATTAAATCCAACATTATCTGAACCAGTTGAATTAGTGCTACTAGTTACATTCTTAATAATGACACGATCGCCAATATCAAGACCGTGTGGTAGATCCGCAATTACAGTTACTTGTGTTGAGAAAACTGTACAAGTAGAAATAAATCTTGAGTTTCTATTATAATCAAAATCTTCAGAAGTGATTGATGTTAGACTAAAGTCAGAATTACTTCTTGCTCCAGTTGTGGATGTTTCTTGAATAATAAATCCTTCTCCAGGATCTTTTGCGTTAGGAACATCCTGAGGAATTACATATCTAACTTTGAAGATTTTTTCATCCAAACTTCTTGGATCTTCTGTTCTTAAAATGTAAGAATCGTTAGATCTTACACCAATTCCTGCAACTCCCTGGGATTCTAGAACTCTATAAACTTCATTATTCAGGTCAGAAATGACAAACCAGTTGGAATATACACTGTCCCATTGCATTGGGTGACCAATATCACCAGGATTTTTATCAGATACTCTACTTTCTATACGAAGTTCTGTTCCACCATAGATTGTAATTGCTAGACCATTGTCCGCATTAGCTTTTGTTGATGCAACTTTTATAGTAGATGTGCTACTTCTGATTGCATAGTAAATTGTATTTGGTTTTATATTTTCTGGAAGATCTCCAGAATCACTGAGAACACGAATTGTTTCTCCAGTTCTAATATTGTGAGCACCAATGGTTAATATATTGGAAGGAGTTCCAGATGGACCACTTGTTACCTTATATGTTTTTTCTGAAGTTACTGATGCATATGCGACAGTAGAACCAGATCCAACAATAACATCGGACATTCTGATTGGTGCTACACTGGTTCCAGAACCAGCAATAACATGCAATTTATCATCTAGTCTCGCACCAATTCTATAACCTTGTGTAATATTTGGTGGAGCGATATCAACGTTATCATATCCAAAGAGATATAAATGACTTGAAATGCCAATGTGGGTTGTTAGACCCACATCAAAGGAGACCCAATCGATCTGTTCTTGGGGAGCAGTGATTGCTCTTGGAGTGATTACGTTTGTAATGTAACCATGAGTGTCTTTATTGAATGCTGCTTTTCTAAATCCTTCGGCATGTAGAGAATGCTGTCCAAAGTTGGAGTTGGAGTTAGTAATAGAAGCGTCTCCACCAGTTCTAATATCAAAGTGGAAAGTAAATCCAATTGCGAACACAGAAACGATCTGTACGAATGCATCATTCGACATCTTAATGTGACTGGTTTCCCAACCACTTCTGTAACTGGCGTCGGAATCTAAGTGATAAACTGTATTTGGATCCGTTGATGAAGATTCTGAAGCAAGAAGATCACCAGTTCTCTTTACAATAGGGATAGAATCATATCCTCTTGATGACTTGTTGTATTTTACAAAAGCTCTATCATCTTTTTGTAGAGAAATTGCCGTGAATTGTGCGACAACCATAGAACGGAAACCAGATGCTTTCCTTCCATCAGCGTGCATACCCTGCATACCGAAGACAGAACGCATTGAAACGTTGAAGATATATGGAGAAGCACCTGAAACTGTATCAGTCTCGATAGTAACAGTTGCCGATGAAACTCCAGGAGATGCAGGTAAAGTTGGTCTAATATAGCTGAGAGCGTATGTGAATTGAGTTGAACTCAATACAGCCTGAACTTTTCCTGAAATATTATAGTCTTCAACATCAACTCCTTTAATTTTAATAGGAGTATCTGCTGTCAAACCATGTTCTGTTGCGGTTGTAACTGTGATAACCGTGTTTGGGGTAGATCCATCACCAGAAATAACTGAAGAAATTTCGATAGGATCAGCTGCAAAAGCACCAACAATCTCCCATTCTGGTCTTTGTGGATAAAAACCTAGATTATCATCTGGATATTTCTGATCGACATCTCTACCAGATGCTAAGTTAAAAGCATTTGATAGTTTGCTATAGTACATCTGGAGATCAGTTAGATCATATCCAGAAGGAACATTTACACCATCGGCATACTCAAAGCATGTGACTTTATGGTGAGAGAATGTTGGTTTTGATTGATTGTTAGAAGAGAAGTCTGATGGATCTGTATAGACTTTGCCATCTTCTTTACCATCAAAGATTGAGAATTGCCAGAAATAACATGCACCAGTTACTCTGAAAATTGCTGTTGATTCTACATCATTATCAGTTGGGTTTGGAACATACTTAGGTCTAATCTTGGTCTTTCTTAGGTCAAGACCAACTAGAGATGTGCCTCTAGGTACAATAACACCACCATTAATACTATTAAACTTATAGAGAATATTATCACTCTGAGTTAAGTCAAATACAGACTCTAGAGTTAAAGAAAGAACATCTTGAGCTGCTGTTGATGATCCTGCTGGGGATATTGCTTTAGCACCACTATCATCTTTAATTGCAAAACCTGGTCTATTATCAACGATGTGCTCTCCTGGCATGAGAAGAACAGTTGTCTTCTCTACGATATCATTATTACTACCTTTCAAATAAGAGAATCTTGCAGACTCAATCAGTGCTCTTTGAATTGTTTTGAAAGGTTTTGTCAGTGAATTACCTTCATTTGTGATATCATCACTGGAGTTAATATCGTTAGGATTAACGTAAAGTATTCTCCCTTCGGTACTCTTAATAAAGTTCTCTAGCTTATTGAGAGGCATCGGATTATAATCGCCAAAATATTTCTATGTTTTATTTATCAACCCATTAAATCCTCTTCATCGTGCTGTACGATATCTTCTGGGTCTTCTGGCATGTCCTCTGGATTTTCTAAATCCACTGGAAATAAACAAGGATGCACTTCCTCATCTATCAAGTAGAAAGAACTTCGATATAAATCCTCTGGTTCAAATGATGTATTTTTATCTGCCTCTTTACACAAATCTTGGTCATACAAATGACCATCAGGTAACTCATCAAAAGTGAATGGCAATTGATTGATGAAATACATCTTTACTATGATGCTGGCATTATTATACCAACAATATGCTGTATCGATTTTATAAGACATATTCATAGTTTTGTCTTATTTATTTTTATAGGACGAGAGGGACTTGAACCCTCACGAGCGTAATGCTCAACAGATTTTAAGTCTGGTGTGTCTACCAATTCCACCACCGTCCCAGGTGCTCCTTGCGTGGATCGAACACGCCTCAGGCGAATTATGAGTTCGCTGCATTCACCAGATTGCTAAAGGAGCATTCGCTATTCGCAAATAGCGAATAGGAGTACTGGGAGTTGAACCCAGACTACCCCGTTATAAGCAGGGCGCTCTAACCATTAAGCTATACTCCCGCAGATGAACTACGATGCTTCGTTATTGTTCTCCATGTATATTCGATACAGTTCATCATCTGCTGGTATCATAACTGCTGCTGTTCCATCTTCCCTAACGATGCCTATTCGCTCTCCTTTTTCCACACGTTCTAGGAGAGCATCAAAGTTGTCTTCCCACTCTTTCAAAGTAAAAACTTCCATAGTTGATTTATTTATCAGTACTCCTCACCTTGAATTGCCAGATCAGCATACTCAATTTGATCCTCATCAAGATTAGCAGTAACGACCTCAAGAACGTTCATAAACTCTTGAACAGTTTCACACTCTACCATCTTTTCATTTCCCTCATCACTCAGGAGAAGGAAGGAGCGAGTGCAAACGTCGATCACGATGCCTTGAACGCATTCGGTGTTGCTCATGGGTGTTCCGTTGATTACCCACATATTATAGGGCATCCGCGATGGGGTGTCAACTGTGCCGATTATGGAACTGGTCAGGTCTTCATAATGAAAGCAAGAGCATAATATGGAGGTCTATTTTCGTGATAATCACTACCACCCTGAGAAGCAGTTGTGTTGTTGGAGTGGTTGACAGCATCACCAGATCCATTACCTGCTTGGTCTTGACCACCACCAGGAGAGTTTGCTCTTGAATATGTGTGGTTGTGAGATGGCATCTCAGCAATCGTCAATTGATGAGCAACACTACCACCAGTATTTCCTGGTGCATAGTTACCACTAATGGTACCGGTATCGGCATTAAATGTTACACCACTAGAACCATCACTATAAGCACCAACAATAAACTTATCTCTTAAGTCTGGAGTACTATTAGTACCATCACAAAGGACCCAACCTGATGGAATTGCTGCAATCGTTCCAGACCACATAATAATTCCACCAGAAGGTACAGATGATCCAGCACCACCAGTTATTCCTTGAGTTCCTTGAGTTCCTGTCCCAGTTATTCCTTGAGTTCCATCAGTTCCCTGAGTTCCATCAGTTCCCTGAGCACCTGTTATTCCTTGAGCACCCTGAGTTCCGTCTCCACCATCAGTTCCCTGAGTTCCAGTTGTTCCCTGAGTTCCAGTTGTTCCCTGAGTTCCATTAGTACCTTGTGTTCCATTAGTGCCTTGTGTTCCTTGTGTCCCCTGAGCACCTTGTGCTCCCTGTATGCCCTGAATACCTTGAGTACCTTGAGTACCCTCATCACCAGAAATTCCTTGAATACCCTGAGTTCCTTGTGTCCCCTGAGCACCTTGTGCCCCCTGAGCACCTTGTGCTCCCTGGGCACCTTGAATACCTTGTATTCCTTGAGTCCCTTGAGTGCCCTGTACTCCTTGAGTCCCCTGTACTCCTTGAATTCCTTGGACACCTTGAAGAGCTGCTGTTGATATTTTCTCCCATTTAACGCCACTAGCATCTCCGATTAGAACGGATGTTGCAGCACCAACATTACCATAAAAGTCTGTTAGAGTACTTTCTAACTCTAGGTTATTATTGAATGTGGCGACACCAACCACATCAAGACCACCACCAGTAACTCTTAGACCAGATCTTGCTGTGGCAATACCGATTGAATCAACATTAACTACGTTTTCATAGGTAAGATCACCAAGAACAAATAAATCTCCCACAACTGTGGCGATACCACTAGCGTAAATATTTCTTGTAGTTAAATCGTCCCCTAAAGTAGCACCCCCTCCAGCACTGAGATTTGGCGCATGAAGAGTTCCCGAAACGAAAAGATCGTTTTCGAATGTACCAATTCCAGTGAAAAAGGATTGTTGAGAAACAGAAAGATTACCTGTTATATCTACAGTCGTGCCAATACCTACTTTCTGCCCGCCAGTGGTAGTGTAATTTAATTTTTTAGCAACTTGAGCTAGTTCAAGTGGTATTGCCATCTACTAAATTACTTCATTTCCATTATTGATTATTTATCACAAGGACTACCACTTCTTAACGGGGCAAGATTCCCATCCAATTCTCACTTTGAGTGGCATGAAACAACCACATTTTTTACATTGTTTAGTTGGTTTGAAGAAATGCTCACATTGTAGGCATAGTTTCATTCTATCAATTGCTTGTCTATTTTCTTCAACCATCCCCACTCAACTCCGCTTCTGCCTGTGCAAGAATATCATCATTTGGATCATATGTGTATGATATATTAGAAAGTATATCATCAATATTCAAACTATGCTCAGTAATATACTGTGAAACATTTCCCATCACAGCATCTTTTAACCTACTATCTCCATTTACTGCATAGTATTCTGCGAGAAGCATAATATCTCCACTAAGATATCTTCCCGTAGGAACTGAAGGCATTAGAGGACTAAAAGTAGTTGTAGTAATACCTACAGTAGTTGTTGCCTCTTCTTCCTTCCTAACAGATGTTCTTTGCTGTCCAACACTAATATCTGGATTTATAATACTATCGGATGAAACCAGAAAATCTGGATCATAATGAGAAACTGCATCATCAATATCTTCTAATGATGCATTTGGTGGAATTGGTACTTTTGCCTTTGAATTATTCTCAAACTCAACGGTAATTTGTCCTGCGGAAATTTCTAAAATTGTATAGTTCATTATAAATTAGTGCTTGTGTTGTATTTATTTAAAATTCACCAGGCATCTGTGGAATTGGTGGTTCTGAATCGAGTACCGTTCGTCCTCCAAGAGTTCCTTGATTGATAAAATGAACAATACTGGAGAATTGATACTGAGGTCTCCTCTCATACAAATAACATCCAGCAAGACCACCTGCAGATCCTGCTGAACCATTAGTATAGTTTCCGTTAAATCCAGTATCTCCAGTATCTCCAGTATTACCATATGTACCACCAGTTCCACCATCTCCACCGTCACCAGCATTAGTTCCACCAGCACTACCAGAATATCCTCCACCTGGGGTTGCGCCCGTATCAGATCCTGCACCATAACCACCATAACCACCATCTCCACCATCATAGTAGGTATATGCAGTAGATGGACAAAGCCATCTATTTCCACCTTCGGCACAACCGGAACCACTCACATATCCACCACTACAAGGAGCAGTATCTGAACAAGATTTTCCACAACAAACAGGACATGTACAAAGAGGATATGCATAATAAACTGTAGAAGTCGTATATCCCTGCCCACCAGTTCCACCAAGTCCTCCTGCTCCACCTCCGCCATAGATGGAACCTTGGTTGTCAATAAAAATTCCATTGCCCCTTGTATTAGGATTACCCCCATCAACATAAATGGCAGTTCCACCTTCACCTTGGATTTTGTTATAGTTAAGACCAACATCGGGAGAACTTGCAGCTCTACCACCGCCACCTAATATTGTTCCTTTATTTAAAATATAGATTGTTCCTCTGTATCCAGGAACATATAAAGCAAACACATAATTTGCATGATACTGAACATTTCCCCACGTATGAACACCAGCACCAACTGTTACACCACTATCAATGACTATTGTCTTTTGGTTATCACCATATAAAATGTCATTTGAAAATAAATTAGCAACATTTACATTAGTTGTATTACCAGTAATATGTGCGGTAAAGTTTGATGTTAGTGTAAATGGTATTGATCCTAATGACATTTTTAATAAACACCAGTACCAGTAATTAGAAATTCGTTAGATGCTATGCATAAAATGGTTGCAATCCCTCTTTGTGCTAGTGTTCTACTTCCTATAGATGATGTGCCAGGAAGTCTTAATGTAATTCCAGATCCTGATGTAATAGCAAGAGGAGAACTAGTATCGTTATATATGAGAATACTTTCACCAGCAGAAAAAATATTTTGAGGTATAGTTACATTAGCACTCATTTTCACAATGGTTCCTGCATCAGAAGCTGTAAGCGTATAAGCAGATCCCTGTGAAGAAATTGATAGAGTTGCTCCTACTCCACCAGAAAGTCCTTGAATTCCTTGAACTCCCTGAAGACCTCCACCAACTTCTACCCAAGCACCATCTCTTCTAAGTTTAATGCCCACAACTACTTACCTCCTTATGGTTTCGTTGGCCAAATAACACCACTAATACCAAGTCTTGTAGTATTATCTAGTACGGGTGTTGAGTTATCTGGAAGGTCTCTAAGTGCCCGACGATATGCTAACTGCTCATCAGTTGGTGTTCTATCAGGAAGAACCCACCAGTCAGTTTCAGCAATGAGACGATCTCTTTCTTGACGTAGACGTCTCATTGGTTCTGCTGCTTTGAGTTCTTCTATTTTTGCATCTACTTGTGCTTTTGTTGGTTTTGGAATGTCTGATGATAACCATTGAATAGAATTATAATCCTCACAATTAGTCATTCCCCAATTAGCATCTGGTGCAAGTTCTAATATTGCCTTAGTAATATCCATTATCCTGAAACCTCCATTGCCATGATACTTGAAGATGGTTTGCCATCATATTCTCCAGCCAACTCTTGATTTGCCTGAGATGTATTGAGATAGACAACATTTGTGCTATATGATGCCATTTGTATTTTATATGTTACAGAAGATGTTGTTGCTGGGGAATCTAAGAATACAATTTGTGCAGGAACATTATGATATATTCCATAACTACTTGGGGGGTGAGTATTTACAACTCTAGTTACACGGGGGCGAGTTCCATCTGCATCACCAAGATAGATATCTGTCGAATTTCGAACTAATCTTAATTTAGAATCGTAAGCAGTAGAAGCACCAATATTCATATCGGCAATGATAAGTATTTTGTTGGATGAAGATTGGGGAGTAATTGTGACCGATAAACCACTATCTCCGAATGTAGATCCTGTCACAGAAGAACTATCACTTTTTATTGTTTGAACACACTGAATAATACCACCACCACTGGCACCAACAGGCAGTCCGTCTCTTGGATAAATTTTATTCGTTCTTAATTCTGACATTATCCTGAGACCTCCATGAGTATCAAAGAAGAATTTCCACCATTTTCAGAAATTCTTACTCTAGTTCCAGAAGCCAAATAAAATTGAAGTTTGTATTGGACAGCAGAAGTTGTTGAAGGACTATCTAAAAACATCATTGATACTGGAACAACGCTATATACACCAGTTGTCCCATAATCGTAACTTCTGTGACGGGTACTGCATATTGTATTACCACCCCTATCAATTCTATAATGTGCGTGAAGATCTTGTACATTGTCACCAATAGTAGATAAAAAATGACAAGAGACTAATATTTTACTACTGGAAAATTTTGGAGTTATTGATGCAGTAAGTGTGGTATCGGTCCAAGTCGTAGCAGTAGTTAATTCATCTTGGAATGTTATTTGACTTTGGACAACCTGTATAATACCACCACCGCCACCAGTGGGAACACCAGTCGTTGGAATAATTCTATCTACTCTTAATTCAGAAGTCATTTATCAAACAGGTTCAGTATAAATTTTATTTATTGTGGTTCTTGGGGCCATTGTACATCTTTAACAAATGGTCCATCTAAAGTAGGATTAGCAGTGCTTGGAAGATCTCTTAGTGCTTGTCTATAGGTTGCCCACTCTGCTTTTGTAGAGTCTGATAAGGGACTATCAGGACCTTGAGTCCAATCACAATTTTGAAGAAGTCTGTTCCTATGCGCTTTTAATCTATTCATAGGTTCAGCATTTCTCAATTCTACTAATTTAGCATTGACTTCTTCTTTAGTTGGAGGATTGGGAATTAGTGTTTCATCCCATACAATATTTTCATAAATGTCTTCACCTTTTATGAAAAAAGATCCTGAAATATTTCCAGTCAAAGCATGAACTGCTTGTCCTATAGTAACATCAGGTAACATATTTTTCTCCTACTAATCTTGAGTGTATATTCCAGTATGGTATACTCTATATGTATTGTTAGTGCTACTATTATAAGCACTAATTCCGCTTATTTGTAGACTTTGAGTTCCATTTGGATCCCAAGGAATAATCAAGGGAGTGCAGTCGTAATTATAATACCAATCATAGTGTGCTTGCATATCATACATTCCCTGGTTAAGGTTTTTTCCTGTTTGATGATACCACCCTGCCAAATATCCATGGTTGGTACTACCATTATGCTGATAAAAGACTAATATCGATATTGCTTTGACGTTGCTTCCAGTTGCTCCACTAATATTTCCTAAAGTCTGAGAGGTGTTATTGTATGAAGTATGCCAAGTTATATCAGTAGCAACCAAAGTAGTCTGTCCCCTTGGAAAAGTAATTTGACTAAACTCGCCACTACCACCAATTCTTTCAATAGTGCTTGTTTGAATGTTACTTACATTTAAAGTTCCCATATTACCTCCTTATACGATTACCCAGGTTCCATGAATTGTCATTGTGGATGCAAGAGAAACTGGTCCTGCATTGAATGCATTAACACTTGTTGTTATATAGTATCCGTTACTGTTATTTAATGTATTTTCGAATGCCAAGAATCCATCACCAATATACAAACCAACAAACGAATTTGCTATACCTACAAGATCACCTCTAGTTACATCATTAGTTTGTATTCCAACATTTCCAGTAAAGACAGTTGTTGTTCCACCACCAACTCCTCCACCTCCACCAGTGAGAGTTAGATCAAACCACAAGTCTCCATCACAAACATCAGATGTTGGTTCTACATCTGAGATATACTTCTTGCCATAAGCATTACTTGTTGTTTGAATACCAATATTATTAGATCCGTCCAGTGCTATTGGATTTGTGCATGAGTAATCATACTGAATGATTCCAGATACAGATCCAGAAACACCTGCAGTTCCTTGAGCACCTTCTGCACCTTGAGCACCTTGGACTCCTTGAGCACCTTGTGCTCCTTGAATTCCTTGACCCTGAATACCTTGGGCACCTTGAGTTCCTTGAGGACCAGCATCGCTAATGTTTATAGTTCCTGCCATGCCAGCATGGTATTCACAAACATAATACAAAGTACTTGGAGCATTTCCAGGAACTGTGAATGTTATGGTTCCTGTAGCTCTGTTTCCATCAACAGTTATGCCAGTCGTGTATTGATTAAGAGAATTATATGCGCCAGAACTAGTTTGAATTCGGAATGGGTGTCCCGAAGCATTCATATCAAAAATATAAGTAAATCCTCTTATTAATTCGAGTGTTGGATCATTTGCTCCGTCAATAACATAATCACTAGATCCATTATTGGTTACAGTAAATGTTCTGGCACCAGTTGTTCCAGTCGTTCCCTGAGTACCTTGTGCTCCTTGTATCCCCTGAATACCTTGAGTACCTTGACCGCCACCTCCACCTTGAATACCAGAAATACCTTGAATGCCTTGTATTCCTTGAATACCCTGAGCACCTTCACCAGTTGTACCTTGAGTACCCTGAGCACCATCAGTGCCTTGAGTACCTATAGATCCTTCATCACCAGAAATACCTTGTATTCCTTGTGTTCCTTGAACACCCTGACGACCTTGTATCCCCTGAATACCTTGAATACCTTGAGCACCGGTAGTACCTTGAGCACCGGTAGTTCCTTGAGTTCCAGTACCTACGGTTCCCTGAGTTCCAGCATCACCTGTTCTTGAGAAGGTAATGACAATATCATCATTATTACTGAAAGAACCTAAACCAGAAAGATAATTACATGGGAACTTAAAGTATCCAGATGCTTCCGTATAAGAACCATCTATTTCAAAAGCAACAAACTCTGATTGTGGATCAGAAACTAGAGCGACTTTAAAATAACCCTTAATCGACGAATTAGATCCACCAATACTTCTTAGAAAGTCTTGTACATCCGTTCCAGGAGCATCTCGGTCATCAATATACATGTACGTTGCAACCGATAAAGTTGCACTATTAAACCTTAACTTTCCTTGACCAGGATCAGAATCTGACGTTATCGTATCAAAATTATAGTCTAGAGAAGCACCTCCAAAGACGCCGTCTCTACCCTGAGTTCCTTGAGAACCTTGTATAGCTTGTGGTCCTTGAAGACCCTGAGTTCCTTGGGCACCTTGAACTCCAAAGACTCCTTGTGTTCCATCAACGCCCTGTGTTCCAGTCCCACCTTGAATACCCTGTATTCCTTGGATACCTTGAATGCCCTGAGTACCATCAGATCCTTGAATACCGATTTCTCCTTGAATTCCCTGAGTACCCTGAGCACCTTGAGATCCATCAATACCTTGAGATCCAATTGCACCTTGAGCACCTAACTCACCCTGAGCACCTGTAGTTCCTTGTGCTCCTTGAATACCCTGAATGCCTTGAATACCCTGAGTACCAAAAGCACCTTGAATACCTTGGATACCCTGAACACCAGGATTTCCCTGAATGCCTTGAGCACCAGATGCACCAACATCACCAGTTCTTGCAAAAGTAATAATAACGTCTTCACTGTTACTAAATGAATTTGCGCCAGAAACTTTAGTACATGGAACTTTGAAATATCCAGTTGCTTCAACTATGGAACCATCAATAGTGAATATTGCAAAGTCCTCAGCATTTAATTTATTTGATACTCTGAAGTGACCCTTAATTGTAGATGTAGAATCATCAATAGTTCTTAAAAACTGTTGAATATCCGTTCCATTATCATCTTGGTCATCAATGAATAATTGTGATGCTGAAGATAATGATGCATTATTAAACTTTAAATTTCCCTGTCCAGGATCATCATCTGTAACACTTGTGGAGAAAGTATAATCAAAAGTAGCTCCTCCAAAGTTACCCTCTATGCCCTGGATACCTTGAATACCCTGTGTTCCTTGAGTTCCCTGTTCTCCTTGAATACCCTGAATACCTTGAGAACCAAGACTACCAACATCACCTTGAGACCCTTGAATACCCTGTATTCCTTGAATACCCTGAAGACCAGCACCAGTGATACCTTGAATACCTTGAGTGCCATCAAGACCTTGGGTTCCAGTTTCACCTTGTATTCCCTGAACACCTTGATCTCCTTGGGATCCCTGAAGACCTAAGTCACCTTGAATACCCTGAATACCTTGGGTTCCTTGAATACCTTGAATACCTTGGGTTCCTTGACGACCTTGAGTTCCTTGTGTCCCCTGAACCCCCTGAATACCTTGAATACCTTGAATACCCTGAGCACCAGCATTCTTGTATGTAATTACATCAACAATTTCACCTGCATCTAGTGCTTCGGTTAGAGTTAATGTATCACCACCAGACAATGTATATTCATTTGGAGTTAAATGAACACCATTCAAATACACATCTACGTTAGTTGTTAGATCATATGATATTGTGAATGATGTCTGACCTTGAGTTGCAACAAAGTTATAAACAAATCTATTAAATCCAAGAACGTCTGTACTGATTGCCCAACTAACACCGATACCAGTAGATGATAGAACAGATCCAGCGGTTCCGACATTTCCCCAATAATCGGTTATGGTGCTTGTCAGTTTTAATCCACCTTCAACATGAAGGGTTGCTTCCGGATTAGTTGTCCCGACTCCAACCGCCTTTGTTACTGGATTGAATACGAGAAGAGAATCTGCAGAAAAATCGTTTGCATCATTAAAGAGTATCTGTCCAGGAGCACCAGGAGCAAATACTGTTACTGTTGATATGTCTCCACTTGCTGATGCAGATACTGCTGCTCCTACAAAATTTAATTTCGATACACTATTCGCTGTTCCAACAAGTATCCCCTCATCAAAAACACTAATACCACTAACTAGTGTTGCTGGTGGAAGTTCTTGCCAATATCTATCACTATCTTCACCATTTTCAATAGTTACGAGATTATAATATCTTGGAGAGAGTGGAATATTCTTTTCTCCAGGATATCCCAAATGAGGTTCTGCTTCACTTAGAGACAAATACTGATATCTGTCGGTTGAAATTGCCGACTGGGGAACTCTTTTTGCTCTATTACTAAGATATTTTGCCATTATACCGTAGAGTTCTCTAGAATACTACAAATGAATTCCATTTGAAGTGGAGCAACTTGTCCCCCACTTACATAAGTGTGTGCAATTCCAGCAACAACACCAGCATCAGTTACAAAAGTTTTAGATGTTCCTACAGATCCTTCAATACTTGTGATTGTAAATGACTGTTGAGGTGCAGGGAAAATAGTTGTGTTTATTCCACTATTGGCTGGACACGTAAATCCTAACCCACTCATTGTTACTTGATCACCAACATCAAAATTATGTGCTACTGAAGTAACTACAGTCGTGATTCCAGTGTTATTATCATATACACAACTGGTAACTCCAACTGTTCCAGATTGGTTTCCTTCAATGATAATAGAGTCGGATATAAGTGCTGTTCTTTCTAAGACTAATCTACCATCAATCATAATTAAAGAATCATTAGGAGGTACTTCCCCACCTTTAATGATTCTGATATTTCTTGTATTGCCTGATGTCTTTGTTGCTACACTTCTTCTTCTATGAGTAAAGGTTACTGATGGGTATGTGCCTATCCCAACATTGGCAACCTGTGCATATAGAAGAATAGCAGAAACACCTACGGGAGTAGTATAAACTGTTTGTTCCCCCGGAGCAACTGGAACAGCAATAGTAATAAATTTGTTTAGTGGTGCTACTGCCATATTATCTCAAAGCAAGTATTAACGGTGTGACTTCTGCTTGAATTGCTCTACTAAAATCTCTTCCTCGGATTGTGGATGTTGTTTGATCAACTTGAATTCCTGCGCCAATGTCAAAATTACCTTTTTGGTCGGTGCTAGTGAATGGAATTTGTGCTCCATCTCTAGCAACAATTTCATTCTCTTTTATAGGAACAGCACCTTGGAAGGGTGTTGAGGTATTTATATCTATACCCGTACCAATATATTCGAATGAATGGCTGCTGGTCAGAATTCTACTGATTCTTCTTATTTCAACTGCATCATTCTCAAACAATTCAAAAGGAATAAATTCATTGAATGTTACTGTTGTAATTCCAGTTACTGTTGGATCAGTTGCTTCAGATACAGTAAAGTATGATGGAGTCATTACAGCAGTTGCAAGACCAGTGTTACCCTCAATATCAACAACAATGTTTTGTGTTGGTAGATAGCATCTACCTGTGCTAACAACATCGACAGCAGTAATTGTACCAGCAGCACTTACTGTTGCACTACCTTGAGCGATGATACCTTGTGGTCCTTTTGGAGTTAAAGTTCCATCAAAGTCTCTAATAATTACATTCGGTGGAGATGTTTCACTGAATCCAGATCCACCATCGATAATTTCTATCCTATCTAATTCCTTCAAAGGTGCAGTGATAACTCCACTGCCGACTGCATCTGGATAATTGTCCAGGTTAATTTTGAACCATAGTGATTGACCATCATATGGTTTTCTTGCCACTGAGGCATAATCAACTACATTTTTGAATGTAATAGTATCCAGTTCTGCGGTTGTATCTGCATTTACTGCACCAGTAAATTCAGTCGATCCCAATCCAACAGCAACTAGACCAAAGTTACCGAATGATGAGTTTGAGTTTGTAAGATCACACTGTCCTCCACTAGAAGCAAAAATACCAATATCGCAGTTAATTGTGAATATTGAAACCAACTGTGCATATCCATTATTTGTGATCGAAACACCAATACCACCTTGATTGTACTGTGTGAATGAATCACAAACCATAGATTTCAAATTAGCACCAATTGTTGCTGCTACAGCATCATCACCATTAATTCTCATACCAATACTTCCTGTCATGAAGTTGGTACAGTTTCGAATATATGGAGATCTCCATCTACCAGTTTCACCCTCTGTAGCTGGTCCAGGATCGGTAAATCCACTAACAGCACTAGTAGGTCCTGATGGTGGAGGGAATGCCACTGCAGCACCACCAGTGTTAGCGACACTAACTCCAGCATCATTTGGTTGTCCGTCAGGATTCTTACATGCGAAGTTAAGATTCTCTATTAAGCATCCTCTTCTAACATGGAATATATCTTGTTCTAAATTCTGAGGTCTAATGGTGACCAATCTCAAATCTTGTCCTACAACAGAAACATCACTTCTTAGACCTATAGGATTATTCTCATCATATACTCCAGATCTTATGAAGATTGTATCTCCAGGTTGTGCAATAGATGCAGCAGCACCAACAGTTCTCTTTGCATCACCTTCCAAATAACCAGTATTTGCATCATTACCATCTACAGTAACCCAAATAGCATTTTCAGTTTCAACACCAGGTGGTCTCCAAGATACTCCACTACCAACAGAAGAAAGACGATAATCTGTTTTACCTGCTGCCACACTTCCATTGACATCAATCAAGGTTGAGTCTAATTCAAGTGATCCTATAAGTTTTGTACTTCCACCAACATTGAGGTTTTCTTCAATACCAACACCACCCTCAACAACTAGTGATCCAGTGTCCTTATCTGAAGATGAAGTTGTTGAATTTAGAACAACATCACCATCAACATCAAGAGTATTGTTTAGAGTCGTTGCTCCATCAACATCGAGAGTATTGTTTAGAGTCGTTGCTCCATCAACATCGAGAGTATTGTTTAGAGTCGTTGCAGAACTTACATCCAGAGTTGAATTTAATATTGTTTCATTATTGACAAAGAGAGTTGAATTCAATGTGGTTGCTGCACCAACACTTAACTCAGCCGTGAGTGTTGTATCTCCACTAACATCAAGTGTTGATTGAAGTTCTGTTGTTCCATCAACGTATAAAGTTGAGTTTAATGTAGTTGGACTATCAACATCTAGTGTCCCTGTAAGATCTGTGGCACCACTAACATCTAGGTTTCCATTTAAATTTGTATTTCCAATTACATCTAGAGCATTTGTAGGTGTATCATTATTAATACCTACATTTGAATTTCTAAAAATATTACCATTTTCTGTGGTTCCCCAATAATCATATGCAAGAACATCTGCAATGTTTGGGTTTAAAGGACTTTGGAATGCTTGAACAGTATCTGTACTTGTTCCTGCTGTATTAACTCCTGCAATAAAGTTCAGTCCTCTATAGGAAGATGGACCAACCAAGACTCCATCATTATAGACAAAGATACCTTCAGTGAATGCAGGTTCAAATTCTGTCCATTTAATACCTTGAGCATCTTTTGTTAGGAATGCACCAACTGGTCCAGGACTATTTGTAGCATCATAAATATTACTCTTAATTTTAACACTACCATCAACATCTAATTTTTGTTCTGGTTGTGTGCTTCCAATTCCAACCTTTCCACTAACAGTGACGTTACCAACAACATCTAGTTCTTGTGTTGGAGTCTGAGATCCTACTCCAACCTTTCCTTCGTCGGATGCTCTTAAAACTGTTCCACCAACACCGACATCCAGTCTCTTTCTGACTGTAAGAATACCAACTTCACCCAACTCCAAATTTACATCTGAAGTAAAAGTTGCTATTCCAGAAAATAAAGAGTTACCATTTACCTTTAGATCACCAACTTCTAGTGGTCCAGATGTTGTAAAATCATAATTTAGTTTTCCGTAAATCGTCAGATTTTCTACAAAATCATCACCAGAACCGAAAGTATATTTGTTTGGAGCTAATCCCATTTGTTTTCTCCTATCCCGCTAAACTTAAAACGGTTTTTAAAATATCGAACGGTTTTGAGAATATTGAAGCATTTCCTAATGCTAAAATGTTTGTATTCTGCATCAGAAGAGCTGATAGTTTTCCTTCTTTAACATATGGCATTGGAACATCATCTGCTAGCATTCTTATATTTTTTGTAGCACCCTCTTCCTGATATCCAAGTCTAATATTTCTTCCCTGAATTACAACTTCCTCTTCACCCTCGATAACAATTTGAGTTGCCTTAAACGTTATAATTCCATCTTCGGCAGTGAATTCAATACCTCCTTTATGAGCAGTAAAAAGACAAGCAACATCCTCTGATTTAATTTTATCTCCACATTCAAACTGAAACTTACTGTCAGTATTAAATCTAGCAATACCACTACCTTCATGAAAACTTTGGTTATATCTCAAACCATCAGCATTGACAGAAACTAACTGATATGCCGTTTTTCCAGCAAATCCTACAACTGTACTTCCAGTTTCAACATATAGTTTTGGACCGAAAGACTCTAGATATCTTGGTTTATTATCGCTCATGTTACACAATCAATAGAAGTAACTATTTCTGTTTGTGGTGGTTGTACAGTAGTCATAATTGGTCTCAATACAGCACCATATCCAGTCTCCGTTCTAATATTTAGTTTTGGTAGGTCAGTATAACGAATTGGTTTCTTAATTCTAACCGCAGTAATTCTTCCACCAGAAACATCCATCTCCAAATCATCATTCTCTAAATCATCCCCATCATCATAATTATCACCAGGATCTTCAACAATAACATCTCTAATGTAAGCATCTTCTTCATCACCTGCTGGATAGTTTTCACCTTCGGTCATAATGATCACTGATGTTATTTGACCATATGTTGGTGAATTTACATTAGTATCAATCACTGTCTTGCCATAGCAACCATAGCCTTGATCACAATTGTCATCAAAGGAAACAAATGGGGCATCCTTATAATCAGTTCCAGGATCAGTAAGTTCTACACCAATAATACTTGCGGTTCTCTTAATGTCTCCACCAATATTATCAGTATCAAATTCTCTCATAAACTTACCAAGAATAACCTTTCCTGCTCCACCAACACCATCGCCACCAAAGAAGGTCACCTTTGGTGCTCCACAAGCAAATACATTTCCGGTATTACAATTTGATCCACCAATTCCTTCATCTGTTCCTGCTCCAGATCCAAAAATATCCCATTGACCATATTCATTTTCAAAGTCATTAATACCTCTTCCAACAGTCTCTGACAAGGAGAAATTATTAATTATATCAAGTGCATCTTCTTGTTCTTTTTCTCCTTTGTCTTTCTTTACACCCCTATCAATAATGTATTTTCTACTTGGTGGACACTTCTCTTTCTCACCACACTTAAGGAAACTTAGAACTTTTCTAATTGTTTTAACAGCACCAACTAAGAAATCTTTTACCTTAAAAATCGTACCAAGAATGTTACTAATTGGAGCAAGCATTGGAGTTATGGCAGAGTCAATAAAATTAATAATCTTCGTTGTTAAAGCACCAATAAACTGCTGAACGGCACAGGTGGGGACGTTAAGAACATTTCTAACCATTCCCATAATAAGATCTTCAATTACACTTGTGAGTGCCTGTGTAACTTTTGATGCTAAACAAGCAAGAGCCTTATTGAGTAACTTAACTGGATCTAATAAGTCTTCTTCTATACCAACAATTTTTAGTAGTGCCTTCTCAGGAGCAGCGATCGTATTGAATATTTGTTGTGTTAATGCTGCCAGTCCACCACTTATCCATTTGTTTATTGCTTTTGATAACTTACCAATCATTGTCCCAACAAAAGTGCTAGCTGCCCTACCAATCTGTCCAACAACTGTCTTAAGTTCTTGTGGGAAATTTAAAATCTTTGAACCAAGTTTTGTAATTTTATTGAAGAAATTTTCAAGATGTGCTTCTACTTTGGCGAAGAAGTTATCCTTACAGGGGTCTGCGAGGAGAATTGTTTTCCCTGTTGTGTCTGAAAGTGCTGGGCAAGTTGTTTCCTTTCCACTCTTAGCATTTTTTTGTCTTTGTTTTTCTCTTAGAGATTTTAGTAATTGTTCTGGACTTTGTTTGTTGAATGGAATTTGAACAGTAGAATTGAGTTCAGCACAAAGATCTGGGTAACTGGCACAGATAATTTTTTTAACCTCTGGATCCAATACTCCAAGTTCCTCCATCTCTTTGGCATAATCTATAAACTCTTGAGATGGTGTTTCTTGTACTGTTGGTCCAGTTTGTTCTGGTTCTGGTTCTGTTGCTTCTAATTGTGCTAGTGTTTTTCCTTCTGTTTCTGCCAGTTGATTTAAAAAGGAGTCTGTTAATGTTCGTACATTAGATCCACCTCTGTCTCTTTCTTCAAATTTTCCATTAGGAAGTTGAATATACCAAACACCACCCTCTCTTACATATACCCTACCACTATATTCTAGGAAAACATCTTCCATTTTTTCTCTACCTCCTCGTGCTGATATTTATTCTTCAAAAAGACTTGTAATTACCCCACCGCCAGGATATTGTTGACCAAGACTACTATCCGCACGATACGGTCTAAATTGAAGATTTTTTAACCTCATAGCTTTTGATAATTCCTCTGATGGTGGCTCGCTCAGGCGAGGTCGTCCAATGGATTCTCCAGAATTAATTTTATTCAATACATCAGTGGAATTTGTAATTTGTTTGGCAACAGCCTTACTTTGTGGTTTAGACACAGTATCAACACCTTGTCCGGGAGTAATGCCAGTTTGCTTTTCAATTAAATCAACTGTCGCTTTTTTTCTTTCTTCATCTTTCTTACCACCATCACCTTTTGGTGGTTGTTTTTTTGTTAATACTCCAGATACAACATTGTCCTGTTGATTATATTCTTGCTGTCCCAGTCCTCCAGGTTTTACATCTTGATCATATCCACTCTTAACTTCAAATCTTCCAGATCCATACTTAACTCCAGAAGTTCTTCCCAGAACATTGGTTATCATTGGAATTTGTCTTTTATCACCATCCAAAAATCTACCAAGAACAACATCACCTGGAGATATTTTTGGTGTTCTTAGTCTTCCTCCAGCACCAGAACCATCACAAGTTCCGAGAGCACATATGGCATATGTAATTTCTTCGTCTTTGATTGATTGATCAACTGGATGATGACCCATTATAGCAACTCTATATCTGTATCCCCATCCAGCAAGACCTGATAATTGATCTTTTTGTGAATCTCCAGATAGAACAATGCCAAGGAACTCATTAGTTCCAGCACCGTAAAAATTTAGACTAGAAGATGAAAAAGCGTCCATTAGCTATTTTTAGTAAAATGTAATCCGTATGAATCTCTAATTAAAACAATAGATGTAACTGATTTGTTTGGTTCAAAGTGATGGCAAAGACTTTTTATTATATATTCTCCACTCTGACGTTCATCTACACCTTGTTCTTTGTTCGTTGATGTACTCTCCACATTCATTTTAATTTTTCTTCCTGCTTCAAGATCCAAATTACAAGGAACAGAAATAGAATGAGATTGGGAGAACATTACATTATATCTTGTTGTTCCGGCGGCATAGTATAGTTCTGGACTATTATTAATTCCCAAATTTGCCTCATCAGCACCAACATCTAGAATGGCAGTTTGAACTCTGTGATATCTCTTTCCAGCATTGAAGTCTGATGCTAATATTCCAGGAAACTTTGGTTTCTTAGCAATAGAAGAAAACTTTGGATCATTAACTACAGAAATATCAATCTCTTTAAACTGTAGGTTTGATGGATTAAAGAAAATATTTTTAGTAGCATATACACCAGATCTGATTTGTGACAACAAACTTTGGTCTTTCGTTGTTGTAAGAGACGATACTTTAAAATTATTACTGGAGTTTTTTAATTCAACAGAAGATTGTACGGCACCATTGTAATTATATTCATTTCCATATCTCTGCTGTTTTAGCAACTTATCAGCAGAAACATAATGAAACTTCGACTTAGTTTCATAGATGAAATATCCAGGATTTGATACGCTAGAAGGAACCGTTGCCTTTGCCAACATAAACAAAATATCAAATGGTCTCTTATTCATACCAGTAAATGAATATGAATTTGCCGAAGGATCTAGGTCAATTTTGTTTTTGTCAATAGTAAGAACTTCTGTGAGAATTTTTTGAACAGAGTCTGTAATTTTCCCTTTGTAGTGTTTTGTGATTCTTGTAGTTTCATTCAACCACCCAATGCGAGAAATAAATTTAAGAATTATTGTTTCACTTGTAGAACTTTTATCAAGAATACTCACATCTGTAACATAAAGTCTCTTAAATGGGTCGGTTGAAAAGTCTAGAAGATTAGTCTCATTACCAACACCCGCCCTAATCTTTGCTGTAATTACACATCCAGCACTAAGTGGTAAGAAGTTATAAAGAGATCCACTTCTCTGTTGATTATCTTCTGTGGATTTGGCAGCATCAATCGTGCTTACAATAACAACATTTCCAGTAATGTAAGGCGAGAGGATAGTTTCATAATAGTCGAATCTTGTAACTCTAAACTTACCACTATAAGCATCCACAGCATTAGAACCATCCTGTGAGATTATCTTGAATTCTTCGTATTTAAAGTCTTGTGCTTCTAACATTATGGTATATTGTTAAGTGAGAATGCTGATCTTGGTTTTGTAATGTCAAATAAAACAGGAACCTGAGTTGGTGATGCGTTACCAGAACTGATAGGAGTAGATGGTGCTTGTGTCACAATAGGTAATAATAAAAGTTTAGTTTGTGAGTCATCTACTGAGGTATCTATACTAAGTGGTTTCTTTTCAAGTCCTTTAAGTATGGCAAGTGTTTTCTTAGCTTCTCTTTCTTGTTTTTTCCTCTCTGCTATTTTTTCTTGCTGTCTCTTTAGTAAAGAAGTTTCATCATCTGGACCAGAATTTAAATGGTTCAATGTATATTGAACACCATTGGATTCGATAATAACTCTATTGCCATATCCATCACCACGATTTGGAATAAATTGAACATACTTCAGTCCACCTTGTAGTGTTATCTTTTGATCTGGATCTCCAGCATAATCTTCTCCTCGGTGCATACTACCCCATCTCATCCCAATACCAGAGGTAAATCTCAATCTTTGTGTCATTGGAATGCCACTTACAAGAATATTATTCTTAACAGAGTCTGGTATAGACGCTCCTGGATTTGTGTAATTCTCAATATGAATATGAGATCCACCAGGTCCTGCTGGCACCGTTTTTCCAGTGTATCCAACAGATCCAATTACTTCATCCGATCTTACAGCAACTGGTGTTAGATCCGATGCTGGTCTTGTTTTTGGACCTTCTCCTGGGGTTTCATTTGGTCTTTCGTTACCATCTCCACCAAATTTTTTAATAGTTTTTAGAGTTTTGACAATATCTTCAAACTTACTCATATTCTTATCATATAAATCAGTAGTTTCCTTGTTCTGTTCGGAAGTCTTAGAGAAAAGTTTTACTGGATTTGTTTTTTCATTACCAATTGTTGTTCTCTTTGGTTGTTGATTTGCCTGAGACTGTTTATTAACTGCTCCACCTTTGTTTCTCTTTTGTATTTTTGGAATACTACCTTCTGATGAACTTTGTGGTGGAGATATCTGTGGAGATGCTTGTGGAGTTTGTTGTGGGAACATATTCCCTGGTGCCATTGGAGCAAAAGGTATCTCTGGAATAACGATACCATCAGCATCAATCTCACCATCTAATCCACGTAGTTCTTTTTCTGATTGTTGTATATTTTTCTTAGCATCGTCTGGTTTGAAAAGAGAAGATATACTGTTATAGACTGATCCTATTCCACTTGCTATTACTCCAAGTGCCTTAACAGTTCCAACAACAAATGGTCCAACAGTTTTTATAAAAGAGGATACTTTTTCAATAATTATAGGTAACTTATCAACCAGAAATCCAAGAACAAGATAACCAAAGAAGTTTATAATACGATCTTTGATGCTCATCACCATTCCACCAACACCCGATAGAATTTTTTTACCAAATCCCATTCCTGGTTTAATTTTTGTTTCTGCCTTTTGCTCTGCCTCTGCTCTTCTTCTGTCCTGAACTTCCTTACTAATTAATGCTGTTTTTTTAGAGTCAATTCTTCTAACTTGAGTATTAGATTTGATAAGAAAACTTTTAATGTTAGTGACATTAAGTTTTAAATTTTCTATTTGAGTTGTGGTGTTTAGTTCTTCCATTTATCAACTCCCATATATTCCAAGTTCCATCATCGCATAAGCAACGTAGAAGTTTGATGGGTCTTCAGCATCAACCATTGGCATTGAACTACCTCTAGATGGTGGAGTTGCCATAGTTCCAGAAGGTGTCATAGTTTGATTTCCGCCACCCATGTTCATTGGTGGAAGAACCGCCAATGATGATCCCGATGAAGGTCTTCTCAGATCTTTGGTTGCTCTTCTTGGTTGCTTCAAATTAACACTAATTTGTCCAACAACTCCAGCAGAATTCATTTCAATTCCAGATTGAGCAGAACCCATTAGGTTGCCAACTTTTAGTTTCGGCATTGAGCGAAGATCACCACCACCATATATTCTTTGATATAAAGCAGGATCAGACTCTTTCAATTTCATCTTTTTAACAAAATCATCATAATCTTTCAAAGTGGTTTCAAACTTTTCATTTGCTGCTTTGAATATTTCATTATTTTCTTCTTGCTTCTTAAGGGCACCAATCATCATAGTATAAAGTTGTCCACCATTATAAATGACATCATCAATGAATGGTCCAAATTTTTTGCTTTCATCTCTTGGAACAACCTTTTCTCCAGGAGTTGCCAAAAGTGGGACAATATCTCTATTCACATTTGGTCCAGGAACTGTTCCACCTCTATTCATTTCTAAACCAGAATTTTCTTGTTCTTCACCACCACCACCAGTCAACATGTCATAAACAGTACCACCAAGTAAGTCACCAACAAGACTACCAAGTAATGTACCAACTCCAGGAATAGGTATAAATGATCCTAACGCGCCACCTAACATGGCTCCAATAGACTTTGCTGCTGCTCTTCCAATAGGTTCTCCTAAAGCTAATGAAACAGCAAAATCAATTAGTGCTCCAAAAAAAGGTATTCTCTTAAGTAATGGTCTTAATAGTTTTCCAAGACCTTTGGCACCAGGACCCATGCCCATAGATTTCATCATTCCTGATCCAAGTCTTTTTAAACCTACATCAGCACGCTGGAGTCCTTTTGCTAATGGATTTTTTGATCTTGTTACAACATCTAAATCTATTTTTTTCCGTGCGCCACCACCATCAAATTGAGCAGGTCCTGTTCTTCCACCAGTTCCAGTATAAAAAGATCTAGTTTCTCTACCTATTGTTACACCCCTTCTTCCACCCGAGGCATTTCGAAATAATCCACCACCAGTTCCGCCAGTTCCGCCAGTTCCACCAAAACCACGCCCAGTCGCAAATCTAGAAATACCACGGAGAAGACGGTAAAGACGTGTAATCTTTCTAACAACTCTAAGAACAAGAACACCACCAATAACCATCAAAATGGTATTGGCATGTTTTGATAGGAAATCAAAAAATCCTTGTATCTTTTCTATACTACCTGGTTTGCTTAACCACTTCAGTCCCTGGTTGATTAAAAATCCACCAACCAGTGCTCCAAAGAACTGAAGTATTCTGTCGAATATATTCTTTGTTGGAGCAATAATTTTATCTACAGTTTTACCAATCTTTGATCCAAGTTTATTGACAGTCTCTGCGCCTTCTTCTGCCTTACCTCTTTTTCTCTTATCGGTGGCACTTCTTATTTTCTTTACTTCATCTTCTTCTTTTGCTATTCTATAAGCAAAATCCAAAGAAAGTTGTTTTTGAATTTCTACAAGAATATTATTAGTCTCTACTAAAGTCTGTTCTATAGGAGCAGACTCTTTCTTTAAGTATTTTGGATCTACATAACTAGCGCGAGCACCAATCTGCATTCCCTTTGGAATTTTGATTGTAGTCGATTTACCTACCAGTGGTGACTCGCCACGAAATATTGAGGAAGAAACCGTTGTTTTTCCTAACTTAGGTTTTGCCTTTAGTGATGGTGCGGTAAATGCCTGACTACTAAATGCCACTCTGCTGCTGTTTTAGATTTTCTTCTTCAATGTACTGTTGGAGAAGAGTAACATAAATTTCTCTCTCCCACGGTATCATATTTTCAATCTCCGTCAAACTATATTTATGGTGCTGAATGAGAGCAAAATTTGTTCTATAGTAGTTTTCCAGGCTTTCATGCGCCATCGCTAGCTGAAAAAACTTGCTAACCCTTCTAGAACCACTTCACTTTCAACACCTGTCTCTGGATTTTTAACTTTAACAGTATGTGTAAGTTTTGGCATCGTATTGAAGAACTCTTCAATATCCTTGAACTGTTTGGTGTTCATCTGTTCGATAAAATCTCTCAGTTCTTTCTTAGTACAGTCAGAAGCACTCCAAGACTCATCTTCTGTGAATACTTGACCAATACAAGCAACAATAACTTCAAGTGATTTGTCAACATCACTTCCAGTCTCATTATACTCGAAGTTGTTCTCAACGAACTGTGCAAGAGAAGGATATTTCATTTGGATTGAAAGATTATCATCCAATTTAACAACATTTGAATGTTTTGGATCCTTTTCAACTTTAATGGCATCCAAATCAATTTCAACTTTTACTTTAGTTACATTATCATCTGGGCAGGTAATATTAACTTCTACTGTTTCACCAACAGAACGAGCACGAATATTCAGGAAGAGATACTCGATATCAAATGTTGAAAGATCATCAACTTTTACACCGCGTGTGCTAATACAATCAGTGATAACTGTTTTAATAGCACTTGAGATTTGTTTCATATTCTCAGACTCAAGTGCCATGATGAGAATTTTTTCTTCTCTTACAAGAAAGGGACGATACTTAATTTTCTTTCCAGTAGAAGGCAATTCCAACTCATATGTTGGCGTAGAGATCTTTGGTAATGGCATAATAACCTATGATATTGTCAGTTGAAATTATTTATTACTATTTTTAAAGTCCCCTTGGACCAGTTACACTTTCTCTCAATTTTCTGTCTCTGGCAGCATTTATTTTTTGGGTAGATTGGATTGTTCCTCCTTTATAAGCATCAAACCATTCTTGATCAGTTAAAAGTCCCTTGAATGGTCTCTCTACTGGTTCATTTGTTACTGGATTAATAGGCACATCTTGTGCTGGTGATGGTTCTGGTTGGACAGGAGTTTCTCCTTGTGTATTTGAAGATCCTACTCCCCTTCCTTGAAGGATAAGATACCTATCATAGGCAAAAGAAACTGTTACCTTTAAAGTATCTGCTGGACCATAAGAAACAGGAATAGCAGACATTGATTTGGGAAAAGCATTAAAAAATTGATAAGTCAACATTGGAGATCCAGTTTTAGTAGTGTCTCTTTCAAACTTAGTAATATCAAACCCAGATTGACACTTATAACCTCCCTCTCCTTCTGGATAGTTAAATCTTCTATAGTATCGAGAATCAGTTTGCCCAAATCTTTGTATATTATTACCAGAAATATAATCCATCCATCCTTCAAAAACTTTAATCATTTGATAATTTTTATCGACATAAAAAGTGAAATCACTGTCTATGTAAAGTCTTGTATGGGCGAATTGTTGATTTACTCCATGAAAATTATCTTTTACTTCTGCTGTAGCAAATGAACTTGCTGGAAGTGTCGCATCAGCACACATTAAACCAGCCTGTTCTCTAATCCAATTAGATGGAACACCATACGTTTTACTAATATATTTTTTTACGACCTCAGGAATACCTCCAATATTAACTTGATAATAATTGGTAAGAGATGGTTTAGCAATGTCCTTGGATTTAAGGACACTCATCTTAGGTTCTTGGACTACTGTCTTTGGCGATGCCATCTAAATATCTCTAATGGAGCCTACATTATTAAGTATTTAGATGTCATATAAGGGAAAATTTCAACCATCATACCCACAGAAATACAAAGGTGACCCAACAAACATAATCTATCGTTCTCTTTGGGAGCGAAAGTTTATGGTCTACTGTGATAAAAACCAAAACATTCTAGAGTGGGGTAGTGAAGAAATTGCCCTTCCATATCGTTCTCCCATTGATAATAGAATTCACAGATACTTTCCTGACTTCTATATTAAGGTGCGAGAAACGAATGGTCAGATCAAGAAAATGATCATCGAGATCAAACCAAAGAAGCAAACAGTTGAACCAAAAGTTCAAAAGAAGAAAACAAAAGGATATATTTACGAAGTCTACGAGTATGCCAAGAACCAGGCAAAGTGGAAAGCAGCACGAGAATTCTGTAAAGATAGATTATGGGAGTTCAAAATCATCACAGAAGACGAACTAGGTATTAAGTAATGCCGAGAAAAACTCTTAAACAGAGAAAAGAAAAATATCCAACAGAGAACGAAGTTAATCGAATTCGTTCCGTAATGGATAATATTATTGGTATGGAAGATCCTGATGACGTGATGATGGAACTTATGAGCACCATACCCGAAAGTGGCAGAGCACCAAGTGCTGGAAAGTATTATGCCTTTGTTTATAATCCCAAGACTCCTAATATACTGTATGATCAAAATCCCCTAGTTGCCGTCACTGATGTATTCGAATGGGGATTTCGTGGTCTTAACTATCACTGGGGTCAAGTGCGCCAATACACTTGGAATGAAATCCCAGGACAGTTGTATGAAATCTATCCCGAAGAACTTGCCGATGCCAGAGAACTGCCTTTTATGAAACAGCGTCTAAATAGTTAGAAAAGTAGCCAAGATGGCAGCAGCACCAGCATTTAACTATAGATACCCTAAAAGTACTATTGATAATTCTCAAGACTTTATTCAGTTTAACATATTTAAGTATGTTAGAGGGCAAAGGGGGATTAATATTAGAGTTGGGGATCCTGATTCAAGAGTAAATGTACCAAATCCAGATGGTTCTAGACCAGAAGATCCCCAAACAAAATATACAAAATTTATAGATAAAGAAATATCAAAAAATACTTTGATTGGTGGAGCAGTAAAAGGAGATTCTCAAGGAAGCATAATTTTACCAATTCCATCACAATTATCAGACACAAATGCTGCTAATTTTGGTGAAAGTTCACTAAATTCTTTTTATGCAGCAGCAATATCAGAAACACTAAACATAACTGGTTCAAATACACCTGGTCAATTTGTAGAGAATCTTGGTAAGTCAGTGGTATCTGCTGCAGATATAGCAAAGGATCCATCAGTACAAAGTATAATAAAACTTTTTACAGCACAACAAGCAGTTAGTGCTCTTGGTGCTAATATTTCTTTTGAGCAGTTATTTGGACGAGCAACTGGTTCCATTATAAATCCAAATATGGAACTGCTATTTAATGGTCCAACACTAAGGCAATTTAAGTTTCAATTTAAATTCACTCCAAGAAGTCAACCTGAAGCAAAGGAAGTAAAAAATATTATAAAAAGTTTCAAAAAGCATATGGCACCAAGTGGAAGAGATACCAACTTTTTAAAGACTCCGGATGTTTTTGAATTGTCTTATCGGGGAAAATCATCTGAGTATTTAAACAGATTTAAACTCTGTGCTCTCACAAATATGAGTGTCAACTACACTGGTGAAGGAAATTATGCCACTTATAGTGATGGTGCTCCAGTTTCTACGATTATGGATTTGGCATTCCAAGAACTATCACCAGTTTATCAAGAAGACTACAATGGAGTAGGAGGAGTAGGTTACTAAAATGGGATACTTTAGAGAACTTCCAAATCTATTATATCCTTCTTATCTTTCTGATAAGAATTCATCTCTCAATTACATTGAGGTCAAGAACCTCTTCCGTAGAGTCAAACTAAGAGACGATCTTCAAAATGTTTTAACTCTTTTCAATAAGTATGAAGTTCCAGAAGGATCAAGACCAGAACTTATTGCTGAAGAAGTTTATGGAGATCCAGAACTTGATTGGGTGGTTTTAATTACAGCAGGAATTATTAACGTTCGAGATGATTGGCCTCTTTCAGATCGAGATCTCTATAATTATGCCTACGAGAAATATGGAACCGATTTGAACGCAACCCGCTTTTATGAAACTACAGAAGTTAAAGACTCTAATGGTCGTTTAATTCTTCCCAAAGGAAAAGTAGTTGACGGCACTTTTACAATTCCAAATCCTGCTGATCCAACGGCAACTCTAAATCCTGTTACTGGCATTAGCAACTACGAATATGAAGTTCGCAAGAACAATAAAAAGAGAAGTATCTATCTATTAAAACCAAGATACTTACAACAGTTCTTGAATGATATGAGAGACATCTTTACATATCAAAAATCTTCTCAGTATATTAACGAAAAATACATTCAAACTGAGAATTTAAACATCACTCTTCCATAAGAGTTCTAGTTTCTTATCAAACATCATAACATATCGGTGCTTGCGGGAGCGTTCTTTCCATTCTCCCTCAGCACCTTTTACTTTGCCACGAGAGTGCTTAGTTCCGTCTGAATAGTAGAAATCTTTTTTTGGTTCTGTAAGACCACAATACTTAAAGTTACAAGCGCGATAGATTGTGCCAATATGAAAATCGTTATCAGCGTAAGAGATGATTGCTTTAACTTTAGTATCCTTTCGTAACTGTTTAATCGCTCTTGAAACAAACCAAGAAGTGATATTATATTCTGATTGTTGGGTTTCAGGGTGTATGCAAAGTCGTGAAAGTTCAAATAGTCCCTCTTGCTCATCTCTCCTTAAACCAAATGCTCCTTGTGCTATTTCTGGGACAGGGAGTCCAGTAAAAATACAGACTCCCTTAATACCACCAATATTCAGTGGACTGAAATCATTGCTCTCATATAAACCGTAGTTGTATCCAGATTTAAAAGACTTAGAAAAGTCCTTAAGATAATGAAACCGCAGAAGTAACTCTGCGGCTTCGGATTTACTTACTCGATCGATATGGTAATTAGATTTCACTTGAACAGTAAGTTAAAATATGCTGCCACAACTAAAAGTGTAAGACAGATTTGGTTGTATTTCATCGACCGAATTTACGATCCATACGAAGTTTAATATAATACATGCCGATGATCCAGAGGGAGAAGAGAAACCCTTCTCCGTAACTTAGATTCATCCAGGCATCTAGTGCCTCGCCCATCACTCTTCTGCCAGTCGTGCGAAGTAGGACATTGCGTCATCATCATCTTCATCAGAGGATGAGGAGACAGTGCGAGTGGGTTGAAGAGTATTCAGTTCATCGCGGAGATCTTCGGTAAGATCACGAGAAGAACCACGGGTGTTCTCTTCCTCATCAAACTCTTCAGGATCCTGATAACGAGGAGTGCCCTTGTTACCCAGCACATAGTCCAGACGCTTCTTCAGATCATCATAGGACTTGAACTGATCGGCAGCAACGAGTTCGGCAAGAGAATACTCTTTCTTCCAGATTGCTTCCATAGCGTCATCATCGTCCAGAAGTGCATCAGGACGGGCAAACTCAGAAGAGTCATAGTTGCGGTAACCAGCAACGTTCTTTGCCTTCAGTTTGAAGTTAGCACCCTGCCAGAAATCGAACGGATCGATTGCTTCCTCATCTTCAAACTCAGGTTGCATAGCAGCAGTGAGTTTGTCGAAGATCTTCTTACCGAACTTGAACAGGAACACACGACCTTCATTGGAAGGATTAGCAGGATCCTTGACCACATAGATGTTTGCCATGTAAGTCAGTTTGCGCTTCTGCTTGCGTGCTGCTTCCTTACCAGCATCGGTGCCGTTGTTCCACAGCATCGTGTTGTACTCGGACACAGGATCCTTCTGACCAAGAGTAGTCAGAGAGTTCTCAATATACCAACCACCAGGACCTTGGAAGGCGTGACTGTAGAGTTTCACGAAAGGAAGGTCCTCACCATCAGGAGCGGGAAGGAAACGGATAACGGCATAACCGTTGCCGCTCTTATCACATTCCAGTTTCCAGAGACGCTCATCGCTGCTGGAACCACCATTGTTATTCATTTTTTCGACTTCCTTGACCAGTTTCGCGGTCAGGTTGCCAAGCTTAGATTGCTTTTTAAGGTCGGAAAACGACATTTGGATTACCTCGGATTAATTGGATTCGGGGGATTTACTCGGATAGTATAGCAAGGATGCCCTCAGTCGTCAAGATATTGCTTGAGGGATTCGATTGTTTGACTCATACTATTGAATAAAACAGACATATCGGTTTCTGCGGGAAATCCCATCAAAGAAACCGACTTGCGTAGGTTCTCTTTCATCTCAACCGCTTGTGGATCGTCTGAAAGAGATACTCTAGTATACATCACTCTTTGCTTTTCTAGCAAGGTTTGGAGTTTCTCAATGTGTTCTAATTTGGTTTCATTAGACATTGAACCAAAACTCAATATACTCCCATAAATTTGCTCTTGAAGTTTATTGATCTCTTTTAGTTCGTCTTGAATAATATCAGACTCAAAGAATTCACTCATTTTCGGTTGCTACCAACTGCTCCTCTTTAGAAGCTTCGATTTGCTCCAGAACTTCAATTGCACCATTAAGACGCATAACAGTATTTCTGATAGTTTCAAACTGGTCAATTGCAGCTTGACGCTGCTCTTTCAATTGTGCAAGAACTGCATTATTTTCAAGTGCCATAAGAAATAATCTCCTTCAAAATTTTTTTGTAATTAAACACGTCAATATTTATGAACGGACTATACTTTTTGATTTTCAAACTTACGGTTTCCCACACTGGATCATCCAACTTTTTATCAAAGTTTTTTGAGAAATGGAATATTTTGTCGTAAATTACGAAGGTTTCTAGAGATATACTCCCGCTTAGAAACTTTTTGAGTATCAGGGGGTGTCCCTTGGTACATTTGAACAAACTCTCTAACTCGTTCTCCGATAACAATTCGTTGCTTTGCTCTTTGAACAAGTACGTCAAACTCTGTTGGCGTCTCCTCCACTCGGAGTAATTTCTTTCGCCAGAATTGATAATTTCGCCAATCCATAGGTTTTGCGGGTTGTCGGTGGCAGTGAAATTAGATACTAAAAAATCTACGACTTCTTTATCAGAATACTTACGCGAGGTCTTTTCAAACCAGTACTTATCCTTTCGTTTATTGAAAGAAGTCATACTGGCACGAGTCCTCGCACCGTATTTGAAGAAATCGTATTTTGGATTTGTGAAGTGATTCTTTAGTGACAAATAATGTTGATAAGTTTCAAAGGGAGTCACGGTCATAGAGGAAGTTTTGCTCTCGATGTTCTCTTCATAAAGTTGAGGCGTGTTGCATCCCACTTCAATCTCTCTTTAAGAGGTTTTGAAACGAGTTTCGTGATAGATTCTACCTCAAGATTATTGATTTCGCAATAGTGGCAAATAGCATCAATGTAGTTGAAGTTTTCTTCTGCTACAATTTTTTCTATTTCCAGAGCAAATTTAGAAGGAGTCAAAAACTTACTTTCTATTGCTTGTTCTAGTTCTTTATTGGGTTCCATAGAGTTCCAGTTTATCTCTAACAAACTTTCTAATATATTGTGTGAGAAGTTTGATGTACTTTGATTTGTCTCGTTCTTCATAGACGACGCATTCTCCATTTTCACATGCCATGATAATTACAAGTTTTTTGACTGATATGCCAGTCAGTTCGTACAGCATACAACCATATGCCATGCACTGTACAAAATAGTGTTCGATCCACTCTCGTGGTTTGGGTTTTTTAGAAGTCTTAAAATCGATTATTGCTAACTCGCCGTCATATTCAGCGATACAGTCAACCGTGCCTGCAATGCCCAGTTGCTTACTATATAGGGAACCTTCTAAGGCGTAAATATTATTTATACGTTTTAGGTCTGTTTTTGAGATTTTGAATAAGAAATCTGACATTGGTTGAACCTTTGGTAGTTCCTCATTTTTGAGGTGATGTTCTACCAAGGTGTGCATATCTGTACCACGACTTGTTGCTTTCTTCGTGATACGATCCGCTTCTTCATCACCAACTTTTTTGCGCCAGTTGATAAAGATCTCCTTATTAAAATGACTGGTCACCGATGTAATCGAGACCAGTCGGAGAAGTTCTTCATCATCTGGAACTTTATAGTACCTTACTCCATCAATAGTCTCCCTCTCAAGTTGAGGGAGATCAATATCAACATGATTGAACATTAAAAACCTGCTTCCATTTTAGCAATAATGTATTCTTTAACGAGACCAGAACGTACAATGTCATCTACACCAAATTCAATTAAATCGAAGGATGGCATTTTACGCAAGATATTCATAAAATCATGAATACCATTACGCTCGTTTGACTTCTGCAAATCAGACTGAACAGCATCACCACAGAAGCAAATTTTGGTATTTTCACCAACACGAGTAATTATACTATCCAATTCGTGAAAATTCAAGTTTTGGTATTCATCAACGATAACAATAGCATTGTCAAGTGTAGTTCCACGAAGGAACGAAGTAGACCAGAACTTGATAGTTTCTTGTGATTTGAGATTGCCGTAGAGCATTTCAAAGTCAGCATCACTAGGCATCTGGAACATGTACTTCACCATATTCTTATATGGGATTTGGTAGATGTCTGCCTTATCTTCATGGGATCCAGGGAGAAAACCGATCTCTCTGGTTGCTACAAGCGATCGTACAAGGTAAATACGCTCATAAGGTGTGGTCTCATCCAATACATCTTGAAGTGCGTTGTAGAGCGTAATAAAGGTCTTACCAGTACCAGCACAACCATAAGCAACAATGTGCTTACCATCTTTATATGACTCAAACAGAGTTTTTTGGTTTTCTGTAAGTGGTTCAATATCTACCAAATAGTCACTATTAAGAGGTTTTTTCCTCTTCATCTGCTTTGCCGTGAGTCCAACCCCGATGGGTTGCTCTGCAGATGATCTTTTTCTTCTTGCCATTAGATTTTCTTTACTCTAGAACGAGGTGCTTTTGCTGCTTTACCTAGGACATCATTCCAACCAGGATTCTTGGCGATGAGTTTATCTCGCCACTCTCCAACTTCCCCAGGTTGTGGACAAGTAGATGGATCTGACCAATCCCGTTGCCAATCGGGATTGTCTTTACACCACTGAGACCAGTCGTGAACACTCATGCTCACTTCTTTCTGCTCTCCAGTTTCTTTGTGAATAACAGGATAAGTCGCCATAGTTACAAATTCAAGATGATTTATTTAGACCCACTCCAGTGCTTCTGCCACTGTGGGAAACTGCTCTGAAAAGATTTTCTTACATGCTTCTGCGATATCCATGTGCTCTTTCTGGGTTCCATTAGCAGAACGCAGTTGAATGTAATGAATCCAAGAACGACAGGAACCAGACATATAGAGTCGGGTAGGAGTTGCCAGAGGAAGCACAAAGCGAGCACACTCTTTGGCAATACCCTCATCAAGCATCGTTTGATACAATGCCATCGCGTCCCTGAAGTGATCCTGCATCAACATTTCATACTTCTGCTTGACGAAAGGATCAATGTCGTCAATAGAATTCTGACGATTCTTGGTATCTTGACGACGAAGTTCTGGGAGCGGGATCGTCTCCGAGAGTAGGGAAGAATCAGCATAGCGTTGCGAAAATTCTTGATATGTGAAAGAACGGTGCCGCAAAATTTGAGCTGCCAGACCACGAGTAGTCTCAATCTCAAGCGTCATGAACGACTGTTCAAAGACACTCCAGTGGTTGTGCTTAATACAATAACCCAACAACTTAGCATAATTGGGATTTTCCTGATTATTAGGATTGCTCACACGAGCAACATATGCCATTGTTTGCTCCGCATCAGGAGTCACACTAACCAGTTTTACACTCATTTACCAAATCCTTTCGATGTTTTCTTTTCTATTTCTGCGAGTTGCTCTTTCAACTCACGAAGTTGTGCCTTCATCTCTATGATCTTTTCTTCTGTATAGAGATGATCTTGCTTGATTAGGCGCTCAAGCAACTTGATAAGTTTTTTAGATCTACTAACCATTAGTCTGGGTATCCATCGTCGTCATCAAAGATTTCATCATAGTCGTGAAGTCCTCCTTTTACATCCTCATAGTTCAAATAACTCTGAGTATCAGAATAAACTTCTGCTTTAAGAGAATCTACAAGAAGTTCAAGATTACGGACGATGAGTTTAAGTTTTTCTTTGTCCATGAGATACGGTTCTCTCAAGCAATTATACACAAAAAAAGAGGGTTCGTCAAGAACCCTCAGATCTTAATAAGTTTTCAAACCATTCTCGCAGATGGATTCGGTAACATGACCAATAGTTACATCCCCGATATTTGAGTTGATAACATGATGGTGGTCTGTTATCTCTATCCATATCATCGTAATGATACCGATAGTCTTCCATTTTACTTCCTCGTTAGAAGAAGTACTTCTCCGTATAACAAGCAAATAAAAGCAACGCTAAAAAGGGTTCCGAACCCAGCTACTTGAAGTGCTTGCATGGTTTTACTTATTGTAAGTGTGACCGCGATAGCAGAATGTTCCGTGAATTTCGTCAACACCTTGCTGACACTCATACTTAACACCACGATAGGATGTCATAGCAATTTGTGCGTCGTGCAGTGCTGATGCTTTCTGGATTTGCTTTTTGATCAGAGTGAGTGTGTTCATTTGTCGTACCTGAAATACTAGGGTGAGTTTTAAGTCTCCCGTTCCTTCAGTCGTTTGCGTCCTGTGCTTCAAAACACTTAGGGTCTGTATGTTCCATCCAATGGATGTAGATATCAGCCTTTTCAAAAGGAGTGAAGAGAGTTGTCTCATCTAATCCTTGCTTCAACCATTTCAAATCTTCACAGCGAAGATAATTCTCCACTGGGACATGACTAAAAAAGATGAGTGCTAATGATAACATAGGATGAACGCTCCGTTCCGCGACTTACTTGCGTCCTATTCGCTATTCGCAAATAGCGAATGGGATGAACGTAAGGGTATTATACCCCTAATGTGAGTATTTATCAAGTAAGTTCTGTAAAATACGATACAAAACCTTACAGAGCAAAAATTTTGCCGGGAATTTTTCCCTCGCTCAGGGAAATCACTTCCTCTTTTTGGTTTTGGGTGCTTGATATCCCCAGGTCTTTGGGTTGTGCCTACCCTCTCCGTACTTTATACCTTTAAGTCCTTCACGAAACTTATCCCAGTACATATCAAACACATTTACTGCCTTTTGACTTCTGGTCAAGTCAAAACATGTAATACCATCAACTTCATAGGTTACAATCCTTGCATCATTGGGGACGTCCTTGGTACACACCTGTTCCCAAGTTCCATTTTCAACTAGGATTTCACATCCATATTTCTTTCTAGAGTTTTCCTTTTCTGTAGGTGTCCAGTTATACATAAGGTCTTCCTTTACAGGTGCCTCTTCAGACACCCTTGCCGTGTTTCTTGCCATTATAAACACTCCAATTGGTATTATATATTACGAACGATTACCCCATTGAATATCAGGGAAAGCTTCCGCAACAATTTCTTTTGTAATTTTGTACTTTTCTCCTAGTCTCTTGTCCTTAGTAAGGATAAGGATCTCTGCTTCAAGCGGATGAAGACCTTGGAGAATATTAATAAACATAGTCTCTCTACGAAGAGAACTCAACCCATCGTTACCACCTTTAACAAAGTTGTAAAAACGCTTGAACTCTTTACGAATAGAAGACTTTCCTTGATCTTGTGATCCAAGAGAGTTAGAACCCAACTCATTCATCTTGGAAACAGCATCACTAACTTTCTCTGATAGAGTGCCACTGAAAGAATTCTGCTCATCAGTTCCAGCATATGGAACATCACCAGGAGGGAGAAGACTAACTACACTCTCATCAAAGTTCCAGATCAATACAACCTTAGTGGCAGGATCATTAAACTTACGCAATGCCTCAACCTTCCTTGCTTTTGTCCTTTCTGAAGAAACTACATTCAGAATTTCATATACGAAAGGATTAGTAGGAAGGTCGGGGATTGGTTTTTGTGCTGCCTTTGGTTTGGTTGCTTTAGCAGCAGGTTTTGCCTTACTCGTCGATGTCTTCTTCGTCGTTTGTCTCGTAGTCATGATAGTTTTCAAAGTTAAATGCGATCACCTCATCTGGTATCAGGTTACCCTGACTGTCAAACATTTCGGGGTGAGGTCTTGGTACTTCCCGATAGTTCATCATGTATTCTCTTGCCACCCAACCTGCCATTACTCCCACTACAAGAAACAATACGGTTAGAAATGAACCGAATACTAAACTAACTGCTAACATTTCTTTTACCTCGGGAAACTACTTTTCTCTTCCTTGTTTTTAAGGAGAATTCGAAATAGATGGTAACTTCCCTGTTCAGAAAGCAAACCATCTTCTCAAAAATTACATGTAATGGTTGAGTTTGCTTTCTTTTACCTCCATGAAGAATAAGTTCAACCCCGCGATTAACACGGATCTTGCTTTTATTTATGTTGTTATCAGACGATTCGTTGCTCTTTGAGGAATTTGATTGTGTCAACTGATCCTCCTAGTTTCTTTTCGTCACAAATTACCTGAGGAAAAGTAGATCCTTCTCCAAATTCAGAATAGAACTCTTCCTTAGTAAAGTCCCTATCAAGAGTATAAACCACAAAGGTGCTTCCCGTCAACTCAAGAACTTGTTTTACCTTTGAGCAATAGGGACAATCTGGTTTGGAATAAACAGAAAAATTCATAAATTGATTTCGAAACATTTTTTGATAGATTATATATGGTAAATGATATAGTGTCAATATTATTCTACATTATCAAATGTTGGAAGAAGATCATTCACATTTTGTTGAATCAGAACATCATTCGAAAAATCATACGTGCAGATTCTTCTCTTACGAACCAAATCTACATCATCATATGCTACAACAATATAGTGTTCATATGTGCCAACTAGTCAGATATGCCATAATTGATTACAATTTTCAGATATTATATAAGTTTTGGTTCTGGTCCTTCAGGTTTAGGATTATTTTCTTTGACTGCGTCGATAGCAGCAATCCAAGCACCATTAGATAAATTACCAGACTTTATATCGTGGTAAAGCATATCCAACTGGTCTTTAACATGTGGATACTCTTTCTCACGAGTTCTCTCATAGAGATAGTAGTTATAAATTTCTACTTCTCTTACAATTTCGGCTTCAACTTCTTCCCAAGTGGGTGGTTCTCTACCTTCATCATCTTCCCACCCAACAAAGGTGGTATTTGATAAGTCCCAACGGGCACCTGGACGAAGTGTATTGATAGCGGTATCTACACCAGGAACTGGGTACTCGATACCCTTAAACTTTCTGTAAGCCATATAATCAAATAAGTGATATACGATGTTATTTAGATCGTAAATAAATACCGTAGTTATATCAAATACTTTGAAAATAGTAATTGTTGGTGCGGGTAATGCTGGGTGTCTTACGGCATTACATTATGCTTGGCATACAAGAAAAGATGAATCTATAGAAATAGAATTAAGATATAATCCAAACATTCCCACAGAAAAAGTAGGACAGGCAACAGTACAAGAACCACCGAAACTTCTATGGGCAGCAACAGGATTTGATTGGTACAGCAATCCAATTCATGCAACGTTTAAAACTGGAATACTGTATGAGAATTGGGGAAAGAAGCATGAAAACTGGTTCCACCCATTCTCTGCGGACCAAATGGCAATGCACTATTGTCCAAAAGAGATGCAAGATTATGTGCTAGGTTGTGGTCTATTCAAAGTCGTAGAAGATGATGTAAAAGATATATCAAACATTGATGCTGATTACATCTTTGATTGTAGGGGAAAACCAGAAGATTACGCCGAGTATGATCTTCTTAATCACCCAATCAATTCATGTATTCTCGCAAAACCAAATTGGGACACTGAGAAAGTTTCTTGGAGTCGACATGTGGCAACTCCAGATGGATGGACATTTGTAATTCCAACGGTTAAGGAGTCACCATCAAATCCATACTGCGTTGGATATTCTTATAATGACAAGATAACTTCAAAAGAAGAAGCAGAAAAGAATATGTTGGATTTGTTTGATGTAGAGATAACCAAGCATGTATCCTTTAAGAATTACATCGCTAAAAATCCAGTTATAGATGAAAGAATTATCTTGAATGGAAATAAATTCTTCTTCTTTGAACCACTAGAGTCAACATCAGTTCAAAGTTATCTTGTATGGGCTAGAAAAGTTTATGATGTAATCATTGATAAGAAAACTACCTGGCAGAAAGCAACAGAAGATATGATGAATTACTTAGATGAAACCAGAAACTTTATTCTCTGGCACTATCACTTTGGTTCAAAGTATGATACTCCTTTCTGGGACTATGCCAAGACAATAACATTCAAAGATAAAAAGTTTGGTGCAATCTTAGAGTACATAAAGACAACAAACCACCATGACATTCTACCAGAAAGTTATGGTGGTTCGACCTATGATAGTTCAAAGTATTCTCAGTGTTATCTATGGAGTCTTAAGAACTGGTATGATGGTATGACTATGCGTCAGGATCATCCTCATCAGGTGGCTCTGTTAAAATGAATTCAGCATACTCCTCTGCGGTTTTCCAAAGGATCCAAGTCTGTGTTGCTTCGTCCCAATCATATTGCCCACCATCAGTTGGATATGGTAGTGGTGGTTCCCAATCACAGGTATCCTCATTCAAAGTCCATGTATCAAAAGGTTTTGGTGGAATGAAAGCATCTCTATCTGGATCATAGGTCCCACCAATTACAGCATAATTTTTTCTTAAAGGTTGTTTTGCCGTACTTGGTTCTAAATCTTGATTAAGATATACACCTTGTCTGGTATTATAAGATGTTTGAACCCAAGTCAAATGTCCAGTATTGTTTATCAATCTTTGGATCGCGTTCTCTTCACTACGATTTCCTTCTCCATCTTCAAAAAAAGACTCATCAACAACGACAATATTTTTAACGACGTTGTTTAATCCTATTTGAGCAAAGTGTGCCATGTGATTATGAAAATTTGTTTTTTACATATTCAGTAGAAATATAAAGATTTCCACTTACTATTATTCTTTCTTTATTTATTTTATGTTGGGGCACTCTATGTTCAAGTAGAGATGGAAATATTAGAATATCCCCTTCTTTTGGGTGAAATTCAAACTCATTGAACACTAGTGGTGCAGATCCCTCTGGACAACGAACATAATATACAAAGGAATATGTTGCTGGAAAATGATGATGCGTTAAAGCATATTCATTTTCTCTGTAGATTAAACCCCATATATTACCAACCTCCCAGGAACCACGCCATAGTTCATTAAAGTTTCCATGATCATTTAAGCACGCAATAATATAGTCCATCAGTTTTTTAAATGATGGTGTTCTCATATTAAAAGAAGTCATGTAACATCTACATGAAGTGTTCTTGTTTTGAACATCTCCACTACTTCTTATATCTTTTTCTAGTTCATCATTCAATTTCTCAAAGTAGGGATATTTAAACTCATATATCCCTACTTTTTGATTTACTTCAATTAAGTGCTCCATCAACCGGAAAGATATCTAACAATAACAATTCCAGATCCACCATTACCACCACCTGAGTTTGGTCCTACGGTTCCACCGCCGCCACCACCTCTATTTGCTAGACCACTTCTTGGGGATTTACCTGGTCTTCTACCTCCACCATATCCAATTCCATTAGTCGGAACTTCTGGATCTGGTCTACCATTTCCTGGTTCTCCACCACCAGCATAACCAACAGAAGATCCAGAAATACTATAAGTTAATCCTCGACCAGAAGTGGAAGCATTCCATCCAACGGTTCCAGTTGGTCCTCCTTGTCCGGCACCACCACCACCGCCACCACCATATCCAGGTGCTCTCCATCCAGGATGTCCCCATCCAGAACCAGGAGAATTAGAACCATCGGTTCCTCCAGTGGAAGAGTTGGTTGAACCGCCGTTTTGTGGTCCAGGGTCAGCCCATCCACCACCACCACCTGAACCGCCACTCTGACCGCCGCCAGCAGATGGTCCTTGCATACCAATTCCACCACCACCGCCGCCAGGGGAGGTAATAGGACCGAATGTAGTGGTCCCTCCACCACCACCATTTGCTGAACCAGCACCACCAATGCTTACTGCATAACTTCCAACAGATACTGCAAAACTATTTGAATAATATAATCTTCCAGCACCACCTGCTCCTCCACCACCTAGTGTTCCGGGAGGAGCAGATCTATGCCCAGCACCGCCGCCACCAAGAACTAAAACTTCAACAGATCCAGCACCTGCGGAAGTAACCTGAAATGTATCTGGACCAGAAGTAAATGTATGAATTTTATATCCACCAGAAGTTGTTACTGTTCCACCAGATGCTTGTAGTGTTCCTTGGTCACCAATTGCCTGCCAAGCTGATCCAGTATAGATTTCAACATTTCCACTGGTCGTATTATAAACAACCATTCCAGTGGTAGCACTTAAGGAATTTCTCTGTGAAGTAGTTACAGAACTAATTTCAATATTATTTGAATTTAATCTGGTTGCCATATCAATTATTACCTTTAAGATTATTTATTTCTTCTTTAAGTAAATAAATTTCAGATCTAAGTTCTTTAATTGCTTCAACTAAAAGAGCAACAAAGTTTTGATACGCAACTGACTTTGGATCATCACCAAATACAAGTTCAGGAATAATATTTTCAACCTCTTGTGCAATAAATCCAAGAGAATGTTGTCCATTTTCTTTATAATCAAACTCAACACCCCTTAATTTACAAACTTTTTCAAGAGCATCTGCAATAGTTGTAATGTTAATTTTGAGTTTAATATCAGAATTGGATGTTACTGATCCAGCACAAGTTAAGTTTGTTCCATCAAAAGTTAGATTACTAGAAGTAGTTGCTACGTTAGATCCATTTTTGTAAAGAACTTGGTTTGCTGATCCAGCAACTGGTCCAGGTATGCCTTGAATACCCTGAACACCTTGAGTACCATAAGTGCCTTGAGTACCAGTGATTCCCTGAGTTCCATTAGTACCTTGAGCACCTGTAATTCCTTGAATACCCTGAGTTCCTTGAGTACCCTGAGTTCCTTGAGTACCCTGAGTTCCTTGAGTACCCTGAGTTCCTTGAGTACCCTGAGTTCCATTAGTACCCTGAGTTCCATTAGTACCCTGAGTTCCTTGAGTACCCTGAGTTCCTTGAGTACCCTGAGTTCCATTAGTACCCTGAGTTCCTTGAGTACCTTGAATACCTTGGATGCCCTGAGTACCTGTAATTCCTTGAATACCCTGAGTTCCTTGAATACCTTGAGTGCCTTGAACACCCTGAAGAGCAGCATTGGAAATAGTTGCCTTCTTTAAGTCTCCAACATCAGCATCATAAAGAAGAATATAATCGCTACCAGATGGTTGTCCAGAAGTTAGTTCAGCGCGATTACTAATAACTCCAGCACCAACAGTAGTCAGAGAAGAATTGGTAACTCCTGCTCCAAGAGTGGTCGCTGAAAGAACATCAGCACTGTTAATCTTATAAGTTCCACCAGTATATACATCTATTCCTCCAGAAACAACATCTACTCCAGATTGGAATGTAGATACACCAACTACATTTAGACCACCATCTGTGATTCTAAGACCAGAACGAGCGGTAGAAATATAAACCGCATCAACGTTAGTAACGTCTTCATAAACTAATGTACCAAGAACGGTAAGATCTCCACTAACTTCTGCATTACCAGTAATACTTACACCACCAGAAGTGGTCTCAAATTTCTTATCACCGAAAGCATAGTATAACTCTACACCTGCATTATCAATAAACTTTGCTATAGGTTGATTTCCACCAGTTCTAATTTCGGTAGAATTACTTTTTATCCATAAAGCACTACTAGCGCCAGTTTCCTGAATATAACTTGTACTCCCATCACTAAAGATTTCTAAATCTACACCATCACCAAATCTCAGTTTATCATTATCACCAAGATTTACATTACCTTGGAATGTGGCGATACCAGCAACTTCTAATTGATTAAATGATGCTGTTGTGGTATGAATTGTTACTCCAGATCCAACACTAATTGTATTAGTATCTCCATTAAGAGTAACCGAAGATGAACCAACAGTAAGAACACCAACGATACGAGCATCACCAGCAATACTTAGATCATTACCAACAAAAAGATTATCTTGTGTGGTAACAATGCCAACGAATGTAGAAACACCAGAGACATTCAGTTGATCAGTATCTGTTGTTCCTGTTACATCAATACCAGTAGACTTGGTAGCAAACTTCTGAATGCCATAATGGGAAAGAATAACCTCACCAGTAAGACCATTTGCATGGATGTATCCAGTCGTGCCTGAACCTGAACCATTGTCGGCAGAAATATAGATACCCTTGTCAGCAGCGGCATTTCTAATTATTAAGTGATCAGTAGTGTTGATAATGTAACTGCTAGTATTATGATAAATCTGTAAGTCTTGACCAGCACCAAATATTATCTTATCATCATCACCAAGATCTACATTACCTTGGAATGTAGAGACACCAGAAACATTCAGTTGGTCAGTCTGGATCGTTCCAGTTACGTCAATACCATAGTTTTGCGTTTTAAGTTTTTCGTTCTCGTCTTGATAAAGTGAAATGTATTTACCAACCTGCTCACCATCATCAAATACAGAACTTGGCCACGTTTTTAAATATCTGGTTCCACCATTGTCTGCAATGTCGATATAATCACTACCACTACTTCCAGATCTTATCGACAAAGGAGTCCCACTTTGCGCCTGAATGTAATTTCTGCCTGGAGAACCAGATTGGTGCCGAATGTATAAATCATAGCTAGCACCAAAATAAAGTGAATCATTATCACCAAAATATGCATCACCTTGGAATGTAGAAACTCCTACTACATCTAATCCACCACCAGTGATTCTTAGACCAGATCTTGCCGTAGCGATACCAACAGAATCAACATTAACTACGTCCTCATAAGTAAGAGTTCCACCAACCGTTACATCACCACTGAATGATGCACTAGTAGCAGTAAGAACACCAGATATTCTTACATTATCCAGTTCTGTATGCCCATCTACATCTAGATCACCAGAAGCACTTAAATTTCTTGTAGTAATATCTTCTCCAACTGATCCTCCACCTTCAACATTAAGTGTTGATGCATGGAGAGTACCTCCAACATAAAGATCGTTTTGGAACGTACCAACTCCAACAAATGTGGATATTCCAGCGTCTACGATATTTCTACTATCATCAACAATAGTAGAATTAGAAATCTTAATTGCCATCTACCGTCCTCGTTTGCACTAGGTAGTTTTTAGTATTTAGGAAATCACTCCAGTGCAGATATTCTTTGTTCGAGTTCTTCTATCTTTTGTTGTTGTTCTTTTACAACTTCAATCAAAAGACCCACTAAACCATTGTAATTTACACCCTTCTTAGTATCACCATAAACCAATCGTGGCATCACTGCTTCAACTTCCTGTGCTATGATACCAGCAGAAGGTAATCCACCTTGGGATTCTATCCAATCAAAGGTAACTCCACGAATCTGAGAAACTTTTCCGATTGGATCATCAATTACTGCAATATTTTCTTTGAATCTTTCATCTGAAGTGGTATTGAAGTCTGCTGCTTGTACTGTTCCTTGAGCAAAAATAGTTCCAACAAAAGTAGAAACTCCAGTAACATTTACCTGGTTAGTAAATGTAGTTCCAACAACTGTTACTCCATACCCTGTGGTTTCAAGTTTCTTAGAACCATTATAGAAGAGTCTTACAGTTCTTCCAGATCCATCATTAAGTGCTTCAACCCAATTCTCATTTGATTGTGATGGGTTTTGAAGTTTTAAATCTTGACCACGGAGAAGTAGTGTTCCTGTAGAACTATCTTCATGAAGAATGAGGTTATCAGTGTCAGAATATAACCACCCATCATTATCATTTCCAAAATAAATTCTATTGTTATCACCAAAGTATGCGTTATCATTAAAGGTTGAAACTCCAGTTACCTCAAATCCACCACCAGTAATTCTTAATCCAGATCTGGCAGTGGCAATACCAATAGAGTCTTGATTGGTAACGTTCTCATAAGTAAGGTCGCCAAGAACTGTTACGTTTCCACTGAACTCAGCACTAGTGGCAGTGAGAATACCAGAGATATTAACATTATCAAGTTCAGCATGTCCAGTGATGTCAACACCACCTACTGTGGTTTCAAATTTCTTGGAGTTGTTGTAGTAGAGTGATACCTCAGCATTTTGATTTGCCTCTATTGCCAGTTCATTAGAGTTTGATCTTATATGAACACTACTTCCATCTAAGTATAGTCTTCCTGTTCCAATCTCTCTAATAAAACTATGACCTCCACCATGGTAAATCTGTAAATCATCACCATCACCAAAATACAATCTATCATCATCACCAAGATATACATTATCTTGGAATGTAGAAATACCAGAAACAGTAAGATTTCCTCCATTAACATCTAAACTTCCATTGATAATTGTCTTATTAGATGCTGCAGGATCAATGTTAATGTTACCAGTAGTTGAAGAGAATGTATTAGCAGCAAGTTGAAGGTTACCAACAGTTAAACTTGTTGGAGTAATGAGAGTTTGATTCGAAACTCCATCAGTAACAACCAGGTTTCCAACATTCTCTAGGTCGTAAGATGTAGAGGCAAAACTTACTTGCCCAGTTTCTTGATTGATATAAAGAGAATCGCCAACTCTAAAGTCTCCAGATTGATCAATACTTACAAAAGAAACTTGACCACTGTTAAGTTCAACTACTTCATTAGACTGTACTACAAGTGTTGCGTCATTGGTAAAATCTTTACCTGTTCCAACATGATTAAAGTTAGTAGCAAATAGTCTTAACTGAACACCAACCCCATCTGCAACAACACCTTGAGATCCATATTCAACGGCACAACCGACTGAACGCATCTCAGCACCAAACATAGTATAGTCGGCAAGAGTAATAGCACTAGCAATACCAGTTTGAGTTACGCCATCAGATTGGAAGAACCTAACATCCTGTGTGGTTCCAATACCAACCGATGTAAATGTACCATATCCTTTACCACTAATTCTAGCGTAATCAGTATTATAATTAGTGATCGTACCAACAGCAACTACTGAACCACCAGAGTCATAAAGTTTAACAACATCATTAACTGATGGTGTTACTCCAGGAGTTCTAAACTTAAGTCTTGTTTCAGCAGTACCTGCAATACCAACCGTACCACCAAGACCAACAATTGCCTGAGAAGCAAAGTAGTGGAAGCAGTTTAGGTATTCTGCACGAGCACCATTTGTTAGGATGATACCTTTGTTGTTTGGTGTAAAGAATGTTACTTCATTGAAAAGCATTCCTGCTTCTAATGAATTACTTGCTACCTTAGATCCATCAACTAACGCACCTCTACCTGCCAGGTATGTTGTTGGTGGATTATCAGGAGTATCATATCCATATGGATCACTTGTAGTTACTGTAGATCCAGTATTAAGAACAGTTACTCTCTGGATATAAGGACTTCTAGTCGTGATTGCGATACCAGTTGCATATGCGAAAGCATATCCTGTATCGGTAGAAGAATTATAGAAAGAATCTTTAATAGTAAAGTCTTCTAATGTAGAGATATCATTTAGTTCAAATACATTATTAGTCTTTGTAGCATCTGAAGGTTTAATTGTTGTTGCTCTTAAACCAGCACCCTTAACAGTTACTCCTCTAGGAACTGTAAGAGGGCAAGTTTCCTCATAAGTACCAGCAGAAATGTTGATTATGTCACCATTCGTAACAACACTCAGTGCCTGTGCAATGGTGAGATATGGTTCATTAATATTATCACCAGAATTCGAGTCGCTACCAGTTGTAGCAACATAGTAAGTCTTTCCAAGTGCATTAAGATCACCATCAAATCTGGTTGCCGTTGCGACGCCAGATACATTCAATGCATCAAGTTCAGTGTGTCCATCAACATCTAGTTCAAATGCAGTAACAATACCACTAATATTAACGTTATCAAGTTCAGTATGCCCATCAACATCAATTGTATCAACACCATTGTTAAAAGTAGCAACTCCAACTACATCCAATCCACCACCAGTGACTCTGAGACCAGAACGAGCGGTGGCAATACCAACAGAATCTACATTGGTTACGTCCTCATACTTAAGGACACCACCAACAGTTACATCACCACTAAATGATGCTGTGGTTCCTGAAATCTGACTAGCAAAGGTAGAAATACCATTTGTATATAAGTTTCTAGTTACAATATCATCACCAATCGAAGCTCCTCCACCACCAGATCCAGCAGTAAGAGATCCAGCAATAAAAAGATCACTTTGGAAAGTTCCAACTCCAGCAACTGTAAAACCGCCATCAAAATATGAAGATGTTTGAGTAATTGTTACTCCAGATCCAATATGAACACTGTTATTATCTCCATCAATAACTACAGAAGAAGATCCAACAGTCAATATGCCAGTAATCCTAGCATCACCATGTACATCTAATGCATAAATTGAACTTGCTGTTGTTGTTGAAACACCAAGATTTGCCGTAGTGCTAATACCATTAACACCTGATACCCAATATCTACTACCCTGAACCCCTTGAATACCTTGAATGCCTTGAGTACCCTGAACCCCTTGAACACCCTGAACGCCGGTGGTTCCTTGAGGTCCAGCAGATTCAAAGGTAACTACATCTACAATATCTCCAGCAACTAATGCAGAATTTAGAATTAAAGTATTACCAGCAGAAGTTGTGTATTCTGTCGTGGTTAAGTGGACGCCATTAACAAAGACATCCATAGAACCAATCAGTGCATAATTTACACTGAAGTTGGTTTGTCCTTCTGTTGCTACAAATCTATATTCATCCCTATCAAAGTTAGAACCTTGAATACCTTGAATACCCTGAACACCTTGAACTCCTTGTGTTCCTTGAGTACCTTGAGGTCCTAGTTGGCCAAGTCTTTTCCAGGATGACCCATTCCACTGCCATCTATTGCCATTGGCAACGTAAATGTCATTTATAGATGGACTTAACGGAAAATCTAGTGCTGCTGCCATCAGGGATTATCTCTATTTATTTACGATGTGATATTCTATTTTAGTTATTTATGTCAACGAATTACATGCCTAATAATTCTCTAAGATCATTAACAGACAAACCAAGTTTATCCAACTTTCTTTGCGCTTCTGTCTTATAAACCCACCCTTGAGTATTATCAGATTGGTAAAGTTCTTCATCCCATTCGAAGACTACTCCAGTGGTTTGTACACTACTATCCGTTAGATAATTTCTGAAGTTACTAGGATATGGAATTGGGGGAATCCAATCATGAGAATTTCTATCGTAAGTCCATGAAGTATACGGTTGTGGTGGAAAAAACTTATTATTTTCTCTATCATAAGTGTATCCTGTTACAGCTGTTCTTTCTCTTTCAGATTTCATCTCTTCGGTTAGATCGGGATAAGTATTATCATATCTGAAAGTTCCATCGAGATTTAAATTTAAATATGATTTAACAGTTTCTGAAGCTGAAATTACCCACTCACCACCATATTTTCTTACACACTCACTTAAACCATAATCCAAATCAATTTCATTTGTTTCTGGATTTGTGACATCATTATCATCAAGATGTATAACTCTTTCAACTATATTATTTTCATTTATTGAGGCAAAATAATGGTTTGACATTTTCTTACGCTTGATAACCTTCTACTTTAATTATAACAATTCCTGGGCATCCAGCGCCACCAGAAGCACCTCCAGTAGTGCTTCCACCACATTCAGAACCACCGCCGCCACCGCCGCCACCGCCGCTAAATCCAGTTCCACCGCCGCCGCCACGAGCACCATTACCACTATACTCACAAAGACCAGCAGCCTGATTTCCATCGGTTCCATTTCCTGGAGTTGGAACAGCAGGTGCTAAAGAAGTTGGTAAAGCACTACTTCTTGTTATAACTAAACCACCGCCGCCACCGCCGCCACCGTTTCCAGCAAACGAAGATCCACCGTTTTGACCACCAGGTCCACCATTTCCATTAGAAAAAGTATAGTCTGAAAAGAAAGGAGACCAAGGACTAATAGTATATGAAGCATTGGTGCCAGCAGGACCTGCGTAAGCACCACCACTTCCTGGAGTACTCGGTCCACCAGAATATGGTCCGCCACCAGGAGAAGAACCACCTGGAAATAAAGAACCAGGAGCAGATGGAAGAGTGATTGGAACAGAAGATCCCAAAGTCGCTATTGTATTGTTCAATTTATATACTAGTGTTCCACTAGCACCACCTCCACCAGAACCACCACCAGAGTCACTACCACCATTACCTGGTGATCCACTACCACCCGATCCACCTGGAGTTAAGTGTATAACATCAACTCTGGCATCGGGAGCAAAAGAAATATCTGCTGTTAAATTCGCTGTTCCAGGAGAAGTAAATACAAAATATTGTGTCTCCCTATTCATATTTTTAACTGAAAGCCAACCACCTTCTCCAGAATAAGATTCTATGGAAGAAGTGGTTGAGTTAAAAATAACAGTACCTATAGCAGTTCCAACACCAGCATTTCTACCAGCACTATCAGTAGAAGCAATACCAAGGTAACTTTGTGATAGATCTCTATTTCTGGACATTACAGAACTTTTTAGTTATTTATCTAACGTCATTCGCATACTGAACAAAAGGTCCTTGAGAATTAACGTAGTGAAGAAAGATCTGATGATGGTATGTATCATCTTCTTTTCTCCTAATCGTTCTCCAAAGATTCTTGACCTTGCTATGCCTACTTTCTAGTGGATCTCTCCAGTGCTCACGCTCGCAACCCTTATAAACAGCAGCATCACCATTCTTCATTACAACACATGACTCACTACCATCAGGTCTTTCAAACCAAATAGGCCAAGGTTTATCTGAGTTTGTACTAATTTGAAGAGTTACACTAATTTCACATGCTGGACGATCACTATGCCGACTTAACTCTTGACCAAGATAATAAAAGCGATCATAGAAATAAGTGGGAAGTAAATCAATGCCTAAGCATTTTTCTATTTCTTTACGAACAATGTAATGTAACTGCTTGTACATTGGTACATTATATCTGGCAAGAGATCCATTTACTTGCATCTCTTCTGGTTCAAAAATAACCTTATCCTTACGGACATAGTTCATTTGACCAGATAGTCTTTTGCCAGTTTCATCCAGTGGAGGAGAACAATACAGGTTTTCAGGATCTAAGATAAGTCCAGGAAGAAAAAGATAACCATTCTCTTCAAAGGACTTATTCTTTGTCATGTCTGTGGTTGTTGGAAGGCAAGTACGACTATACCCCTCAGCATAAGAACCACCAGTCGATACATACTCTTTCATCACTTCCACCTCGGACCAACTACCCATCCAACAATACTCTTACGCAAACCAGAACGTACTTTACGAACTCTATGGGGAGTACGTGAATCAAATACCATCAAAGTTCCTCTTTGCTTTGGTGCAAAATAGGTCTTACCACTATTGTCTAAGAACTGAACTTCACCACCAGTATATTCAGAAGGATCAGAAAGTTGTAGTGCAAAAGAAAGTTTCCTTATGTATTCACCATTTAAAGTTACTTGATCCTCGGCAAGATTGTTACCAGAACCAGCAACGATTTGTGGTTTATAACAAGTGTCTATACCAGCATCAATGTGCCACTTATAGAATTGTCCTTCTCCATACTGTGTGTATTGAATATTTCCACCATCAATCTCTGTCAGATCATAGCAAAAATTCTCACGATTTACCTTGTCAATGTAGTACCACAACCAACCACCAATCCAGTGAGAGGTTGGAACCCATACATTTTTGCTATTACGAATGACTTTATCTACTTCTGCACCCATGATTTGAGAATCTTGTGCCTGTTCATCAAATCTTTTAAGGTCTTTTTCGATAATTTCTACAATGTCAGTTGGCATCTCAGTCATGTGCCAACATGTTAAATACGCCATACTTGAATAATATCCTTCAGGTTGATTATATAGTAAAGTATCAAAGATGTCAATAATTTATTCTTCAGATGATTCCTGTAAGAGAGCAATGAGTGCTAGTTTTTGCTCACGAGTTAGGGATTCGAAAGGATCTGATTCTTCAACTGGTTCTACTACTGTTGGATGATCGTTTTCAATTGGATGACAACACTCATCATCACACACAGCAGTACATCCTTCTGGTGGAGACCATACAGAAGTGTCTCCGTCCCATACAACGCGATTAATACACTTGCCTTCTGAATTTAAGATTGCGTAGATCATTTTTTTACCTCCTTATTTTACCATGCCCAAACACGGATTCGACCGTCGCCGCCGTTTCCGCCAGCGCCAGAATCGCCTTGACCGTCAAACGATGCGCCACCACCGGCGCCACCACCACCTATCGCTGCATTACCACCAGCACCAGCATCTCCAGTTTTATTCGGAGCACCGCCGCCAGCACCACTAAGTCCACCGGCAGAAATGCTTCCACCCGATTCACCATCAGTCGATCCAGCATTATTGGTGAATGGAGCATCAGAAGGATTCCAACCTCCAGGAGTTGCTAGATAACTAGTAGTGTTATATGCAGCACCGCCACCACCGCCAGCGCCGCACCAGCCTTGAAAACCACCGGCTGAAGCGTAAATCTGTGGATAATTATTGGTGCGGGACCCGCCGGGTCCTAGATATCTGAAGTTATTGTAAGCTGAATATTGTCCCCAGGCAACTGGGACTGTGTTGTTGTAAGGATTAGTCCCAACACTGTCATCGTCACCACCTTTACCTTTTGTTCCAAAACCACTAGTAAGGTGAGATCCAAATGATGATGTGCCACCATCTGTACCATCATTACCATTTGTACTATCCGCTGTAACAGAAGCTCCACCGGTTCCGCCAGCGGCAATAGTAATTGACTCTGTTGATCCTAGAGAACTAGCAGCAAAAATTTTCTTAGTTATAGGACTTCCCCAACCACCTGATCCACCATTGGTTCTAGTATTGGAAGCACCTTTTCTTCCACTACCGCCGCCGCCCCCGCCGCCGATAACTTCGACTTCAACCCAGGTTACACCAGCAGGTTTTGTCCAAGTTCCGTTAGATGTAAATTCTTGGAAATCAAGTGAAGAACCACCACCAGACCCAGTAATACCTTGGGTGCCTTGTGTTCCAGATCCAGTAGTACCTTGAATTCCTTGAACTCCCTGGGAACCAACAACTCCCTGAGTACCTGTGGTTCCTTGTCTTCCTTCAGTACCTTGAATCCCGTATCCCTGAACACCCTGAGTTCCTGTGTTTCCTTGAATGCCCTGAGTTCCTTGAGCACCATCGGAAGGTCCTTGAAGACCCTGCACTCCTTGAATCCCTTGGACACCAGATGAAGGTCCTTGTGTTCCTTGAGTACCTTGAGTGCCTAGATTCGATCTAACCCAAGACGATCCGTTCCATTGCCAGGTAGTACTATTCGCACTATAAGTTTGATTTAAACTTGGATTATCTGGAAAATTAAGTGCAGGCATTATTCAACTTTTTAGAAATATTTATTAGAGAGCAACTGCATATGCAATTGCTATGGCTTCAGAAACTCCACCACCACCGCCACCTGCTCCAGAAGGACCTTGAACACCCTGAGCACCTTGAGCACCACCAGTGTCACCCTGAATACCTAAAATACCTTGAGCACCCTGAACGCCAGCGCCCGTAATACCTTGAACACCCTGAGTACCATATGTACCCTGAAGACCTGTTATACCCTGTGTTCCTTGAGTACCAGCACCTGTAGTACCTTGAGCACCTTGAGCACCATCAATACCTTGAATTCCCTGAGTGCTGCCGCCACCACCACCAGAGAATATCGAACCATTTTGATAAAGGTCCCCAGTGAAATATATGTCTCCAGCAACAGTTACACCAGTACCAATAGTTTCAAGTTTCTTAGTATCCTTGTGATAAAGTTCGGCACTTCCAGATCCAGTGAACACTGCCGTTCTTCCACTGCTACCAAGATAAGTACCAGATACGCCACCACTTGAGATAACTACATCACCAGAGGTTCCACCAGAATCATTAGACTGCAGATGCAAATCATTACTAGCATTAGCAGATACCTTGAGTGCTGATGATTGTGGAGTTAATCTCCCTTTTAGAGAACCACTAAATTTGACATCTAAAGCACTATTAGTGGTAGATCTATCAATAATAACTCTATCACTAAATGTAGAAAGACCAGTTGCAGTTACACCACCAGTAATACTTACACCAGCACCAGTTGTTCTGATTCTACGAGTATTATCATAATAAAGAATACACGATCCATCATCAATATACTGTGCTTTTATTTCCGTTCCTGCTTGATTATTGAATATAATCTGATTTGCCTTAATAACTAAAGACCCGCTGGCATCTTCTTCCGAGAAGACAGTGTGACCACCTTGGGCTGCTGGCAATTTATAAATTTGCATTCGATCGCCAGCACTAGATCCAATGTTCAAAACATTGTTATTATTTCCATCTAGTGTTCTAACAACAATATTATTACCATTGGTATCTAAATCACCACCGAGTTTTGGTGTAGTATCTTCAAAAATACTAGAGATTCCAGATCCACCACCGCCACCACCACTTGAAACATTAGAACTGGTGAAGACCGCATTACCCATATAATCATGGGCTGAGCACTGATAATGTAGAACTGCTGGTGTGGTATCTGTGATTGTTATCTCAGTATATGCACCAGAACTTCCTGCAGTTCCTGCTGTTGTTACGTTAGTTGTGTATTGAGTGGTCTTGTCTGCAGTGGTATAAAAACGTAGAGGGTGAGTACTATTAGAAGAATGACTTTGATCAAATCTATAAGTTCTACCAGGCTGAAGATATAAGAAAGGAGATTCAAAACCAGTCTCTACATTCCTTCTTAAATAATAAGCACTAGAAGATCCTTGGCCACTATATCTGTGATTACCACTCTTAGATTGTACAGATACATTAAAAATTACAGTACCACTGTTATGTTTTGCTGCAATAAATTCTGAATATGATAGTTGAGAAGCTGATGCTATGCCAGTTACATTAATTCCATCAAATGTAGTTTCTAATTTTATCGATGATGAAGTGGGGTCTCCATGATAAAGTGTAACTCCATTATCATTATCAATAACTAATCTCTGTTCATAAAGTCCTACACCTTGTCCAGGAGTAGCTCCCCGCCCAAAGGTAAACGTACCGCCTCTACCATATAATTCCCAGTCACTATTTCCACCGGTTTGATATACATGTGCGGTTCGACCAACGCCTAGAATTTTACCATGAACAAGAGAATCCGGAATTAAAAATGAAAGTCCATTACCAAATGTAGAAACACCAGAGACATTTAATTGCTCAAAATTACCATCTAGAGCATAAGCAGTCCTCCACTTATTACTGCTAGTACCAAAATCTACTTGCTTATTTACTTGTGGAGATAAAACTCCTTGGTCTGATAGACTAATTAATGCTGTGGAAGTTCCGTTATATTTTCTTGCAATATTTAATGCAACTGACGATCCAGAAGTATTCGGAACTGTAAAAAGAAATCCGTTTGTAGCAGGACCAGAAACGTCTCTGGTTAGTTCAATTGCAGGACCAACTGATCTAAAAAATGTAGTGACACCAGAAACATTTAATCCAACAACACTCGCATCACCCTTAACATCGAGTTTTGCTATTGGATTTGTCGTACCTATACCAATATTTTTACTGGCAGACGTGGCAATTATACTTGCACCGACACCAACGTCTAAACCATCTTTTACTATAAAATTCTTATAATCGGCCAAGGTACTGTTCCCCCATATATTCTGGGTTTTTATACTTTCAAGTATTTAGTTAATAATTATATGTGTAAGTTCCTAGCACTCTAACAACATAACTGTCAGAATTTCCAACCCCAGTATTATTAACAAGAAGTCTTATAGAACCTGAGTCTCCATTCGAATCAAGATCAAAAGAAGCAATCGGAGAAGTTAAATTCTCGCCTTGACATACCGTTCCATATTCAATAAATGAAATTCTATTGGATCCTTCACTGGCGACTAGAAGTTTTGATATTTGTTGATCATTTCTACCTCCAAAACTGGTATTAGTAGGATAGATTGAAATAATCATTTCAATTGTAGATGGCAATGTTCCACTTGTACCAACGAGAGATATTCCCGTTGATCCTACTCCAACACCACCTTTCCATGAAGAAGTGGAAAACTCAGTTGGGTCGTACTGACCAGCACCAACAGAAAAATATCCAAACTGGGTTGCATTTACACTATTGTCAAAGCCTTCATAACGATAAAGACTACCATATACTGAACCAGTTACTGTTCCACTTAAAGAAGATATTAATCTATTGTTAGTAGCATCATATTTAAGAAATGCATCGCCATATAAACTCTGACGAGAACTTGCAGTAATATCTCGTACAAATGGAATATAGCAACTAGTATCAGTAATATTGGTGCCTGCAAGTTTAACAGTATCATCAAATGCAAATGTTATTGCTTTAGAGAAAGTAGTTCCAATTCCAGCAGAAGCAACTGATTTTGTAGTAATTGCTATTCCAGCTCCAGCAATTATCTCAATTGGTTCCTCACCAGATGCAGAAAGAGTGTCTTCCCCATTAACATACCAAGGATTAAATGTACTTCCAAGATCAACAAAGGCAGTTCCACCACCCTCATCAGTAACATTAAATCCACTACCATTATTAAATTGAATCTCGCTTACATTACTTACTGTTACGTTTGTGGCACCACCTTGACTTGCAACTTCCTTAACAGTTAAGGCAGTACCGCCTCCACCACCCTGGAAGAATACGGTAGCAATACCACTATAATCTCCAGATCCAAAATACGCTGTTGAAACACCAGGACCACTAAAATGTATTGATGTAGCTGCAACTCCTGCTCCAGAAATCGCATCCGTGCGAATTCCAATAGGAGCTGTAGGTCCTGCAGATTCAAATGTTATGATATCAATAATATCACCAACAGATGCTCCAATATCAAGAACTACACTTGTTCCATTAGTTGCAGTATAATCTGCCGGTGTTAAACGAACACCATTTAGATATACATCAATGTCTGTACCATCAACATACGTTGCTGCAAATGTTTGTTGTCCAGCAGTTGCAGTGTAATTAAATTCAGATCTATTGTAAGTAGTTCCCTGAGTACCTTGAGTACCCTGAGTACCCGTTGTACCTTGAGTACCATAAGTACCCTGAGCACCAGTAATTCCTTGAATACCTTGAGTTCCATCAGTACCTTGAGTACCTGTCGTTCCTTGAGTTCCTGTTGTACCCTGTGCTCCAGTGGTTCCTTGAGCACCATTGGCACCTTGAGTTCCATCAGTACCTTGAGTACCTGTCGTTCCTTGAGTACCTGTGGCACCTTGAGTACCATCAGTACCTTGAGTACCTGTCGTACCTTGTGGTCCAGTGGTTCCCTGAGTTCCATCAGTACCCTGAGTTCCATCAGTACCTTGAGTACCTGTCGTACCTTGTGGTCCAGTGGTTCCCTGAGTTCCATCAGTACCCTGAGTTCCATTAGTACCTTGAGTACCTGTTGTACCCTGTGCTCCAGTGGTTCCCTGTGCTCCAGTGGTTCCCTGAGCACCATTGGCACCTTGAGTTCCATCAGTACCCTGAGTACCTGTGGTGCCTTGAGCACCCGTATCACCTTTGTCTCCAGTTCTAGCAAAGGTGATAATAACGTCATCATCATTAGAGAAAGAAGTTACGCTTCCAGAAACATGTGAGCAACTGACTGTAAAGTATCCAGTATTCTCAGTGACACTAGAAATAGTGAAAAGAACAAAATTGTCTGCATTTAGACGAGTAGAAATTCTAAAATGACCCTTTATAGTAGAAGTAGAGTCATCAATAGTTCTTAAGAATGGTTGTATATCGGTTTGATTATTGTCGCTATCATCAATATAAAGGTTTGTTGAAGAACTAAATGGAAATCCATTAACCTTTAATTTTCCTGTTCCTGGATCACTATTAGAAATATTAGTACTAAAAGTGTAATCAAAGGTAGCACCACCAAAATTTCCATCAGTACCTTGAACCCCCGTCGTACCTTGAGTTCCATCAGTACCTTGAGTACCTGTTATACCTTGAGTACCATCAGTACCTTGGATTCCAGTGGTTCCTTGAGTTCCATCAGTACCTTGAGTACCTGTTGTACCCTGTGCTCCAGTGGTTCCTTGAGCTCCAGTGGTTCCTTGAGTTCCATCAGTACCCTGAGTACCTGTAGTACCTTGAGTTCCATCAGTACCCTGAGTACCTGTAGTACCTTGAGGACCTTGAGGTCCTCGAAGTCCTTGGGAACCATCCGTACCCTGAACTGAAGGTGCCCATTCGACACCACTACCAGTCGATGTAAGAACAGAAGCGGCAGCACCTACACTTCTGTTGTTATCATAAACTATACCAGGAAGATTAACAGGAGACTTACCTTGATATCCCATTTAGTGTATCCCCCTATCAAGTTTGTTCAAGAACACTTACGATAACATCTACACTTGATGCAGTGCTTGAAGTTACTTGTATTTTATCACCCGTCTGCAAAACAATCTTATTTCCGGCATTAAAATCATATAATGACCCATCAGGAATCAAAATTCCCTTTACAATATAAACATCATCAGCAGAAACATCTGCTTTATCAATCTGAACATCAGCAGTTACAGAAGACCCAGTTCTATTCGAAACGCAGAAGCCAATCACAGTAGCAGTTGTTGCACCCGGAACAGTATAAACGTCTTGCGTTACGGTGCCAATCGATGCTTTAGTATAACTTTTAAAAGTGTTTGCCATTTTTTATTATCCTAATGCGATTGCCAACGCGATTGCTTCATCACTTGCAGTAGTAAGTACACTGACTCCATCTATCTGAACATCCGTCGAACTATTTATACTACCGTTTGCGTCTAGACCACCTGTAATGGTTACACCAACACCAGTGGTTTCAAGTGTCTTATTATTATTGTGGTAAAGTTCTATAGCACCACCACTAAAGAATTTAGCTAAAGTAGAAGTCTTGGTGGTAAATAATATATCACCACTTGTAGTATTATTCTTAATGGTAAGATCACCACTTCCATTAAAAGTCAAAGCATCAGAACTGAGAGATGTTCTATTTGAACCTCCTGTAGCATGAACTTCAATCCTATTTTGGAAGTACGAAAGACCAGTAACACCGAAAGTACCTGCTACTGATACGTTGTCATGGAACGTAGAAACACCAACAACATCTAATCCACCACCAGTAACTCGAAGACCAGCACGAGCAGTGGCAATACCAATCGAATCTTGGTTGGTAACATTCTCATAAGTAAGATCACCAAGAACTGTTACGTTTCCACTGAACTCGGCACTAGTAGCAGTAAGAACACCAGATACATTTACATTATCTAATTCGGTATGACCAGTTACATCAATACCACCAGCAGTGGTTTCAAACTTAGTAGAACCATTATGATTTAACTTAACTGATCCTCCACCAGTTGCATAGATTGCCGTTGTTCCACCAGCAACCTGAACTTCAAAATCATCTCTAGATTTAATAACAATATCATCTCCACCAGGACCCTCACCAGCCGTAGTGGTTTCAATAATAAGATCTCCTTCTCTATTAGTAATAGAACTATTAGTTCCGTCATGTTTAATGGTTAGATCCTGCGAAGAACCGAAAGTTACATAAGAACTATCTGGAAGCGAAAAATATCCAGGAGATGAATTCCATGATGCAGTATAAGTATCACCCCTAAAAGCAACATAACCCTCAGCGTTAATTCCTTGAGAGAATGTAGAGATTCCAGAAACACCTAATTGATTTGAGAAAGTAGTTCCAGTGACAGTAACACCAGCACCAGTGGTTTCAAATGTTTTACCTCCACCATAATATAATGATACGCCAGCATTATTGGCAGCGTACAGCATAGTGGTGCCATCTTCATCTGCTAGATAAAGATCACTACCACGAATCTCTAATCTCCCAGATCCAGATTCGTTAATATAACTGCTATTTGTTGCAGAGTCATGATAAATCTGTAAGTCTTGACCAGCACCAAATCTTAGTCTGTCGTCATCACCAAGATTTACATTACCTTGGAATGTAGAAACACCAGTTACATTTAACTGACCAGTCGTTGTGGTTCCAACGATGTTGACACCCGATGTAGCAGTTTCAAATTTCTTAGAGTTGTCGTAGTAGAGTTCTACTGCTCCGTTTGTGGTGAATTTTGCTTTGGTTTCCGAAATTGACCCATCAGTAATAACAACATCATTATTACCACCAATATATAAACTTCCAGTTCCAGCATCAGTAATATTACTGCTTGATCCATTATGCCAAATCTGTAAGTCATTACCATCACCAAGATTAATCTTATCATTATCACCAAGGAATACATTGTCATTAAAGGTGCTGACTCCAACTACATCTAATCCACCACCAGTAATTCTTAAACCAGCACGGGCAGTAGCAAGACCAACAGAATCAACGTCAGTAACGTCCTCATAAGTCAAATTACCAAGAACGCTTAGGTCTCCAGTAATTACTGCACTAGCAGCAGTAAGAACACCAGATACATTTACATTATCTAATTCGGTATGACCATCAACATCAATGTCAGCATTAAGATCAATATCACCAGTGAATACTGAAACTTGCTGATTGTTAATTCTAAATGCTTCAGATCCATCAGTATTAAATCTAATAGTTCCATCAGATCCAGTATCATCAAGAGAAATCGAAGTATCACCCTTTTGTAATGCAGATACTTGGAGAACGGATGCCGTTAGAATTCCACTAACATTTAAATTACCAGTAATATTAGTCTCACTGGATCCACCAGGATCAATAGTGATGTCACCAGAAGTCGATGAAAATGTGTTAGCAGCAAGTTGAAGGTTGCCAACAGTTAAACTAGTTGGAGTAATTAAAGTCTGATTGGATCCACCATCAGTAACGACAAGGTTTCCAACATTCTCTAGGTCGTAAGATGTAGAAGCAAAACTTACTTGACCTGTTTCTTGATTAATGTAAAGAGAATCACCTACGCGGAAATCTCCACCTTGGTCAATACTTACAAAAGAAACTTGACCACTGTTAAGTTCAACTACCTCGTTTGCCTGAATAACTGTGGTTGGATCATTGGACATATCCTTTCCAGATCCAACATGGTTGAAGTTCATGGCAAAGAGTCTTAACTGAACTCCTACACCATCAGCAACTACACCCTGAGATCCGTATTCAACAGCACAACCAACCGAGCGCATTTCTGCACCAAACATGGTGTAATCAGCAAAACTGATTGCACTAGCAATACCAGTGAAAGTAGTACCATCAGACTGATAAAACTCAACTCTTTGAGTGGTTCCAATACCTACCGAAGTAAATGTCCCATATCCTTTGCCACTAATCTTGGCATAAGGATCATCATAATTTGTAATTGTTCCGACAGCAACTACAGAACCACCAGAATCAAACAACTTAACAACATCATTAACTGATGGTGTAACACTTGGTGTTCTAAACTTAAGTCTTGCTTCGGCAGTTCCAGCAATACCAACTGTTCCCGAAGTACCTACAATAGCTTGAGAAGAGAAATAATGGAAGCAATTCAAATACTCTGCACGAGCACCGTTCGTGAGAACAACACCTTTATTATTTGGAGTGAAGAAGGTAACCTCATTAAAGAGCATACCTGCTTCTAATGAATTACTTGCTACCTTAGATCCATCAACTAACGCACCACGACCAGCAATGTAACTAGTTGGTGGTGAATCTGCAGTATCATAACCATAAGGATCAGTGAAACTAGTAGATGATCCCTTGTTTAAAACAGTTACTCTCTGGATATAAGGACTTCTAGTCGTGATTGCGATACCAGTTGCATAAGAGAATACATAACCAGTATCATCAGTAGAATTATAAAATCCATCTTTGACTGTAAAATCTTCAACTGTGGAAAGATCATTTAGTAAGAGAATATTATTTGTCTTTGTAGCATCGGTTGGTTTAATAGTTGTTGCTCTAAGACCCGCACCCTTTAGAGTAACTCCTCTAGGAACTGTAAGGGGAACTGTCTCTTCATATGTACCAGAAGAAACATTAATTATATCCCCATCTGCTGCTACACTTAATGCTTGAGCAATAGTAAGATATGGTTCATTTATATTATCACCACTATTCGAATCGCTACCTGTAGTGGCAACATAATAAGTCTTTCCAAGTGCATTGAGATCCCCATCAAATCTGGTTGCAGTTGCAACACCAGATACATTCAATGCATCTAACTCAGTATGACCATCTACATCTAGATCAGCATTTAGATCAATATTATTATTAAAAGTAGAAACTCCTACTACATCTAGACCACCATCAGTAATTCTTAAACCAGATCTAGCAGTAGCAATTCCTACAGAATCGACATTAACTACATCCTCATACTTAAGAACACCACCTACTGTAAGATCACCACTGAAAGTTGCGCTAGTAGCAGTGAGAACCCCAGCAATATTAACGTTATCGAGTTCGGTATGACCATCAACGTCTAAATCACCATCGACATAAAGATCACTTTGGAAAGTACCAACACCAACGAATGTGGAAACACCAGAGACTCTTAGAGTATCAAGTTCAGCATGACCATGTACATCTAGATCAGCATTGAGATCAATGTTTCCTGAGAATGTAGAAACACCAGAGACTCTTAGAGCATCAAGTTCAGCATGACCATTTACATCCAGATCAAATGTGGTAACAATACCACTAATATTAACGTTATCAAGTTCAGTATGCCCATCTACATCGAGATCACCATTGAGATCAATGTTTCCTGAGAATGTAGAAACACCAGAAACGTTTAAGTTATCAAGTTCGGTGTGTCCATCTACATCTAAATCACCATTAAGGTCTGTGTTTCCTGAGAATGTAGAAACACCGGATACTCTTAATTGATCTACTTCAGCATGACCAATTACATCAAGCGTATCAATACCATTATTAAAAGTAGCAACACCAACTACATCTAGACCACCATCAGTAATTCTTAAACCACTTCTCGCTGTGGCAATACCGATGGCATCAACGTTAATTACATCTTGATAAGTAAGAGTTCCACCAATTGATACATTACCACTAAACTCAGCACTACTAGCAGTAATAACACCAGTTACGCTCATGTTCGTAACTGTTTGTTGATTAACCTGGAAGGTTGTTGCAGTAAGTAATCCTACGTTAAACTGGTCAGCTTCAATACCAGTTGAGTGAAGGAAAGAACTACCAATTCTAAATCCATCACTATCAATTGTTGCTGCAGTTCCTACAGTAATTTTATTTTCATTTGGGTCAAGAGTAATAGTTCCCGATCCAACGGAAAGAATGCCTACTACTCTTGCATCACCATTAACATATAGTTGTGTTCCCGCAGCACCAACAGCACCAACTTCTAATGTGTATCTTGGCAGAGTCGTTCCGATACCAACACTAGTGACTCCCACCGTAGCAGAAATGCTTACCTGTGAGACATCACCCTGTTTATCGTAATTTAGAGCTCTTGCTACTTGAGATAACTCAGAAGGAAATGCCATGGAAGGTTTTTAGTTATTTATGGTTACTCAGTATCAAAGAAGAACATATGAAATAGTCTAGAATCATACTTATCGTATCCAAAATATTTAGATGCTGTGTGGGGACACTTGGCATCCCAGATTACCAATCTATTAAAAACATTGGCGACAACATCAATGTGATCCCATGGTGTGGGATCTAAATGTTTGTTCCTCCAAATGATGTCGGATCCCTCAGTACTTACATGTCTAATGCGTGTTTCTTTATGAGAAAGTAAAGAAGTGCCACATTCATACGGTGCATCTGGTGTCAGATAAACAGTCGCTGCCCAAGTCTGAGCATCGGCATGATAAACCAGAGCATCTTCACAAGTACAGTGCTGGAACCTAGCACACATACCATGAACATCTGTCCAATTAGTAATTCTCCTCCCCATAATGGATTCAAATTTTTCTTTAGTTCCAGTAACTTCATACTGATGCTCAGTTCTCCTACCTCGGTGATAATCACTAAAGTGATAGTCTAAGGAAAGAGCAAAGTTTCGAATAGCAATTGGATCTTCATAAAAGTTTTCAACAACCCAAAGAGTGGGATTTGGGTTTTGATTTAATTTTGCATCTCCTAGGAAATATTTCATGTCAGTTCTGGGGGTTTAACGGCATTCTCACAAAAACGGCAGAGATTAAAGCATTGGAAGTTATCTGGGATAACATCTTCATAAGATTGTTCATAGAGATTTCCAAGAATATGCTCAAGACCATAGTCCATACAACAGAGTGATACATCACCATTTGGGAGCATCACATTGTGATACATCTTCTCAAGACAACCACAGGTCATCTCTTGCTCACCATGATAAATGGAACGATACTCATCCTTGCGATTGAGTAGTTCTGGTTTCATAATACTTTCACCAAGAAGATTTCCTGCTCTAGACCACATAGCATATACGGGAGCATCCGTGAAAACATGTCGCACACTTTCATGTACTGTTCCCATACACATAGTAGTAAAGTTATTGATCTGGGGCCAAACTTTACTGAAGTGTTCGATCACTTCAATGTATCTCTTAGTGATAGGATGCTTTGCTTTTCTTTCTTGATCGGGTAAGTGAAGAACAAATCCACCATTTGGTCCACCAGCAAAAGGAATGTGTTTGATGCGATCAATATCCTCAATACTCATGCCAATACCAGTGGTAAAGATTGAGATGGGATGACCCTTTTCATGAGCATAAAGAACCATATCAGTGCAGTTCTTATTCAACCAAGGTTCAGTAAATCCAGCAAAGGTTACACGAACTTCTTGTGGAAGTTTATCAACTGCTTTCTTGAAGTTATCGAGCGTCATAAAACGCTCACCTTTGTAAGACTTTTGAAGAGTTCTTTGTGGGCAGAAGACACAATCAACTACACAACCGTTTTGAGTGTCGATAGAAGTGGTGAATTCCATCGTTGGGGCAATAGAGTTTTTCCACTTGTCTTTTGGTTGCTCTCTATTGTCAATGTATAGATTGATTTGTTCATACTTTTCAATGAACCAATCATCCCATAAAGCCCACTTCATATCAACATAGTCGATAGAATAGATTTCATGTTTTGGAAATTCTCTGAGATAAGTATCCCTAAACTTTCTAAACTTAACTTTGTTTTCTGGAGTATCTAGGTGCCACTCACCAGCAATCTTACTGACATTTTTGCGAATCCAATCCATATTTTCATCATTGAAAATATCATACTCACCACCTTCACAATCAGTCTTAAGAAAATCAATTTTTGGAATATTATTTTCCCTAACAAAATTCATAAAATTAACAGATGGAATTGTATTCTCATTTTCATCCTCAGAGGCATAAACAAGACTCTGATTAAAAAGACCACATGTTTTTAATGAACCATCTTCTGGTCCAATTGCTTTATTTGTAAGAACAGTATTACTATCCTGCACATTTTCAACAAGATCTTTGAAAAGATCTGGGTGTGGTTCAAAGCAATAAACCTTTGCTGGATTTTGTTCTTTGATTAAATGTACAAATGGACCAACACTCGAACCAATATCAAAAACAATATCTCCTTCTTCTACCTTAAAGAATTTTTGATAGACATTATCAACAAAAATTTCTTTTTCGACAGTTCTCTTAAACCATTCGTTATTTGCAGCATGTCCCCAATTGAAATCTCTCAATCTCTTGGGTAGATAAACTCGATGGAGATCTTTTCCAGTATCTCCCAGTTTTTGGAGATTGTTTTTAACTGCAGTTAAATGAATTTCATCCAGAGGATAGTTCAAGAAAAGATCTTCAAGAATATCTCTAGCTTCATTGCACAGTCCAACCCACCATGCTGCTACTGCTTTTTCAAAACGAATACCATAATATCCAGGATATTCAACATCAACACCAAGTTTTTCTTCTGGATCTTTATCGGCAACTTTCTCACCGATAGAAGCAATCAAAAATGCATCGTGATAGTTCTCTTCTCTTTCATAAAAGCGACTCAGAAGAAAATACCCTTCAGGACGATTTGGCATAATTGTCAAACCATGCTGATACAATCCCTTAACGGTAAAGTTTCTACACCCCTGCTTACTGAAACAAATGCCAGCACGAAGAATACATTGATACTTAATAATATCTTGATCGGTTCTCTCTGCTGCTCTCAAATAGTAGGAGACTGCAGATGCTGTTTGATTAAGTTTATCGTAATAGATTGCCAGATTTAAATTGTTATCAACATTTTCTGGATCGGCAATAAAACTATAAAGCAAATTGCTCAACATTTTATCATTCATTAGTCAAAAACTCCTCCAAAACAGTCTCAGGAAACTTAAGCAAATAGGCAGCATTATCTTGGAATCCAAAAGTCATGAGCATATTTTCCTTATGTATGGCAAGACCAACGCAGAACTCTACGTGACCACCCATGATAAAGAACTTGTTTGACCACTTCACAAGATTAAAATCTTTATCCCAGAAAAGAACTCTGTGATAATAAACAGCATCTTTTCTACCAACTTCACTCTTGAACAAATCAACTTCATGAGTGATAGCAACATACCCACCTTTCCAAGGAATGACCTGAGATCCTCCACGAGGATACCCATCCATGTTTTTACCTTCCCTTGTGAATAGTTGTTCAGAAGTTCCAGTTGTAGGATTAACTTTAACCAGTTCTGTCGGATTGCTCCACTTAATATAGTGGTATGGCATATCAGTAACTGGCATCCAATTCTTTTCACAATAAGAATTTGGATCTAGTGGTGGTTGAATTCTTGTTTGTGATACTTGCTTTACGGCATTGTTCTCAACAACAAGTTCGCACAATTCCATTCTTCCTGTTCCAACAGTGTCCTCATCTCTACGGACACCAGAATAGAATAGTTTGTTACCCCAACGGAAAAGACGAGCATCTTCTAGACCAACAAAATCCCAGAGCTCCTTGTCTGGAAACTTTGATGTATCTACTTTGTTGCAGCGAACAACATCATAATTATCATTCAATTCCAAATAATAATTCCAAGTTCTAAGATGAATATCATCCTCAGGATGGACATAAGTCAGAGGACCATACTGATGTTGAAATAATTTTTCTTCGGAATGGTAGAAAGTATAATTAACAGATCTAAGATTAACCATAACCTTATCACCATCAACAAAAACTGATGGGTTCATCAAACCCAGACCACCAGTTAAGTTGGGATCAACAATTAAAGGATGTATAGATCCACCCTGCTCAATGGCAGATTGTGCGAATATCTTCATTCAATGAATACTATTTCTCAGTCACATTATATATTAGATTATCAAAAGTGTCAATCGCGTGGAGTTTCTGGTTCTGGATCTGGAATTACTGGTTCTACTTCACCTCTTTCCAATCTAGCATAATAGTCCTGATATTCATTAACTCTTGCTTGGAAAGCATCCTCAGTTTCTTTAGCATATCTATCTTTAACTGCTTGAATTCTAGCAGTCATTGCATCAGAAAATGCACCAGCTTTGAAGAGATCGTCCAGTTGTTCGGTGATATCTGGATACTCTTCTTTTCTTTTTTCACCATATCTCATCAATCCCGAATTTTCAGGAATTGATTTTGTTCCAATCTCTTTAATCAAAGAATCTTCGCCTTCATCAAAGTAAGCCATTTGTTTTCTCCTCTGTATGGTTTATTAAATTATTTAATTAGGTTAATCTCCAACGGATCATTACACGTCCAGGAGCACCATTTCCACCGAAGTTTGGATGTCCATAAGATGGACCGTTGTGATAACTACCAGCACCACCACCAGCGCCTGTTCCAACAATAGCATCAAGTTCTTTAGATCCAGCACCGTTTCCAAGTGGTTCTACACCTGTTACCATATTGGTATAAGGTTGTGTAGGAGTAGATCCAGATCCTCTACCACCACCATATCTTCCGTTTCCAGCAACCTCAGAAGAGTTTCCTCCTCCTCCGCCACCACCAGCGATATATTCTGCAGATCCTGTTCTCCAAGGTACTGCAACACCAACGCCACCCCATCCGTTTCCTGGAGATGATGTAGGAGCAGAACCACCAGCACCACCAGCACCACCGCCACCAGCACCAGTCCAAGTGTTTGCATTATTTCCGCCCGCATTCCCATATCCCTTAACAATACCCGTGTTCATGTATGGAGTATTATTAAAGGCAGTGATAGGCATTGGGGATGGGTCATATCCTGCCTGAGTTGGGTTCCATTGACCACCAAGATAAGTTGGGTTTGTTGGAAGTCTATATCCTTGTGCAGCGCCGCCGCCAGATCCACCTCTTACATCAATTCTCTGATAGGAGCTACTGAATCCACCCTCTGTAGATCCACCACCACCACCATCAGCAACATATGGTAGTGGAGATGCTGGTGGTCCTTCAATGTAAGAAGGAAGTCCTCTTTCTCCAAATCCACCAGGATAATATCCTCTTCCTTTACCACCACGTCCTACTCTAATATAATAGTTTCCAGCAGGTAAATCAACACCTCTACCAATAACAACTCCGCCTGCTCCACCGCCACCATTTCCATTTGTGGAGTGGAACATGCCGCCGGCACCACCACCACCAATAATCATGAAATCAACTCTGATTTTACTATTAACTGTTAGTGTTCCATCACCCCAGAAAGTTCTCGATTCATACTGATATCCATTTTCAGTATAGGTATTAACTTCACCACCAATAACACTAGCAGCGTATCCAACTGGTTGAGTAACTCCACCAACCGTAATACCATTACTATAACTAACACCACCAGCAACATCCAGTGTTCCATCAACGTTTAGAGTTGTTCCTGATGGAATAGTAACCTGAGAACCAGTTCTGCCTTGGATACTATCGACTCTTAATGTAGACATTCTTTCTTCCGTTTACGGCAATTTTGTTAAAACTATTTATAATTATAAAACTAATACACAGGTATCGTCAACCGTAACGGTGACTCCATTTTCAATATCATATGTAATATCATCTTGCAGATATGATGGAATTTTTCCATATCCGACTTTTTGCATTCCACCCAATGTAATACTAGTTTGGAACACTGAGCGAATGTTATCATCAAAAGAGTCACCTCTAAGTAAATTAGTTCCACCAATTTCTCTACCATAGTAGTTCATATCAAAATCAGTTTTATCTGTTATGGCAAGAACACATCCATCATCAACATAAACAGTAACACCACTCTCAATATCAACTGTCGATGATGGGTGAGTAAAGACTTCACCAAACTTTTGGGGAGATCCGATCGTGGTATTAGTATCAAACCCACCATAGTGAGTGAATAATACCTTATTAATTTGTTCTATGTTACGAACATCAGGATCAATGGTAATATCAGCTCTCGATCCAGTAATTGCAAATGTATTTCCAACACCAAGGAAGTTTAGTGTTGTCAGTGGTCCATAAGAAACAGGAGATCCATTAGAACTAATACCAATATTATATCCTTGAGTTGCTGTTACATAACCAACCAAGGAGACTTCATTGGAAGAAGCAAAATATCTCAGATTATTTGAACCAGTTGCAACGTTAGATGAGTTCTTGAAAAGAATCTGGTTAGCACTAGCGACAACTGGTCCAGGAATACCTTGAGTACCCTGTGTTCCATTAGTTCCTTGTCTTCCCTGAACGCCCTGAGCACCGGTAGCACCCTGAGCACCAGATGTTCCCTGTCTTCCCTGAATACCTTGGATACCTTGAACACCCTGAGTACCAAAAGCACCCTGAGCACCAGTTGTTCCTTGAATACCTTGAACACCCTGAGTACCCTGCCTTCCTTGTGTTCCCTGAGAACCTGTAATTCCTTGGATACCCTGAGTACCCTGAGTTCCTTGAACACCTTGGATACCTTGAGTACCTTGAGAACCTGTAATTCCTTGGATACCCTGAGTACCCTGAGTTCCTTGAACACCCTGAGTTCCTTGAACACCTTGAGTTCCTTGAGTTCCTTGAACACCTTGGATACCCTGAATACCTTGAACACCCTGCAGAGCTGCATTAGAAATAGTCGCTTTTTTCAGATCACCAACATCAGCATCATAAAGAAGAATATAGTCACTTCCAGAAGGTTGACCAACAGTCAATTCTGCACGATTATTAATAACTCCAGCACCAACCGTAGTTAGAGAAGAATTAGTAACTCCTGCACCAAGAGTTGTAGCAGAGAGAACATCGGTGCTATTAATTTGATAAGAGTTACCACTGGTGACATTTACATCATCATTAAATGTAGAAACGCCAACTACATCCAATCCACCACCAGTAATTCTTAAACCAGAACGGGCAGTGGCAATACCAATAGCATCAACATTGACAACGTCTTCATATTTAAGAGTTCCACCAACAGTAACATCACCACTAAATGATGCAGAGGTTGCTGTTAGGAAACCAGTAATTCTTGCATTATCAAGTTCAGTGTGTCCAGTGATGTCAACACCACCAACAGTGGTTTCAAATTTCTTGGAGTTGTTGTAGTAGAGTGATACTGATCCATTGGGTGTTGCTACTAACTGATTTTCATTTCCTGTTCTCGTCCTTAAAAGAATAGAACTATCAGACCTCAATACAAGAGAACCAACATTAACATCGTCAATAATACTATTAAGTCCATCGTGGAAAATCTCTAAATCTCCACCATCACCCAATCTTATCTTATCATTATCACCAAGATTTACATTACCTTGGAATGTAGAAACACCAGAGACGTTTAAGTTATCAAGTTCAGTATGCCCATCAACATCTAAATCACCATTAAGATCAGTATTACCAGTAACCGTAACAATACCAGAAGCAGAAATATTTCTTGTGGTGATATCTTCACCAAGAGATGCTCCACCATCAACAACAAGATCAGTTACATAAAGTGTCTTAGCATATGCATCATTTTGGAAAGTAGCAATTCCAATAAAAGTCGATAATCCAACAACTTCTAATTGATTAAATGATGCTGTTGTGGTATGAATTGTTACTCCAGATCCAACACTAATTGTATTAGTGTCTCCATTAATAGTAACAGATGAAGATCCAACTGTTAGAACACCAACGATTGATGCATCACCAGCAACATTTAGAGAATCATTAACAAAGACATCGTTCTGGAATGTTCCAATACCAGAGAAGGTAGAAAGACCAGCAACTTCAAGTTGATTGACAGATACTGTTGTGGTATGAACGGTAACACCAGATCCAACACTAATTGTATTAGTGTCTCCATTAATAGTAACAGATGAAGATCCAACTGTTAGAACACCAACAACTTGAACATTATTAGAAATGGTCAGGTCACCAGAAACAGTAGCACCAACACCAGTGGTCTCAAATTTCTTGGAGTTGTCGTAGTAGAGTTCTACTGCTCCGTTTGTGATGAATTTTGCCTTTGTTTCATTTATAGAAGCATTTGCAATAACAACTTCGTTGCTACCAGCAATATACAAATTGCCTTGTCCAGTATCAACTAAATTAGTATGAGCACCAGTGTGTCTAATACTAAAATCATCATTATCACCAAAATTTAGTCTTACATTATCACCAAGATTTGCATTTCCTTGGAATGTAGAAACACCAGAAACATTCAGTGTTCCACGAACATCTAACTTAGCAGTTGGATTTGTGGTTGCAATGCCAACATTACCATCAGAATCTATAACTGCTCTCTCCGACCCTGCAGTAAAGAATGTCAGAGCATCTTCATCTGATCCAGGAGAAGACTCTGGTTTAATATAAGTATCTCCATCAACGTCCTTAACACCACCAAGAGATCCCCAATCATTACCAGGACCAAATCCTTCAAACTGTGAATTAGTTGTATTATATCTAATCTGGCCAGTGACTGCAGTTCCTACTGCATCTTTTTCTGCATCAGTTCCAACAGGAATTTGAATAGAGTTAGTGCTATCAAAGATAACTCTATCTCTAAATGTAGAAACACCAGTTGCTTCTACACCACCGGTAATACTTACACCAGCACCAGTGGTCTCAAATTTCTTGGAGTTGTCGTAGTAGAGTTCTACTGCCCCATTTTCAGTATAAAGTAATGCGTCTTCGGTATTACTTTGATTGCGAAGACGTATAGTTGAACCAGTGATGAATATACCACCAACTCCAGTATCTTGAATAAAACTATTACTTCCACTATGATAAATCTGTAAGTCATTACCATCACCAAGTCTCAGTCTATCATTATCACCAAGATCTACATTATCACTAAAAGTAGCAACTCCTACTACATCTAGACCACCACCAGTAATTCTTAACCCAGAACGAGCGGTAGCGATACCAATAGCATCTACATTAACTACATCTTCATAGGTAAGAGTTCCACCAACAGTAACATCACCACTGAATGATGCACTAGTAGCAGTAAGAACACCAGCAATATTAACATTATCTAATTCTGTATGACCTTCAACATCTAGGTCTCCATTGAGATCAGTATTTCCAGATATTGTTGCAATGCCTGCTACAGATAAATTTCCACTAGCAGTTAAACTTCTTGTACTTAAATCATCTCCAAGAGTAGCACCACCTTCAATATTAATCGAAGGTGCTGATAGAGTTCCTCCAACAAACAGATTACCCTCAAAGGTTCCAATACCAACAAAAGTTGATACACCCGAAACTCTGAGATTATCTAATTCCGTATGACCTTCAACATCTAGGTCACCATTAGCATCAATGTTTCCAGTAAAAGTAGAAACACCAGAAACAGTAAGATTGCCTCCATTAACATCTAAACTTCCATTGATAATTGTCTTATTAGATGCTGCAGGGTCAATAGTAATATCACCACTCAGTGATGAGAAAGTCGCATCGGCAAGCTGCAAATCACCAACTGTTATACTTGTTGGTGTAATTACTGTCTGATTTAATCCACCATCAGTAACAGTCAAATTACCAGTGGTTTCTAAATCATAAGTTGTTGCAGCAAAACTTACATTACCACTTTCTTGATTGATATAGAATGCTTCACCAACTCTGAAGTCACCTTTATGGTCAATACTTACATAAGATACTTCACCATTATTCAGTTCTGTGACTTCATTTGCCTGAATAACTGTAGTTGGGTCATTAGAAAAATCTTTACCAGATCCAACGTGGTTAAAGTTTAGAGCGAATAGACGTAGATTTACACCTAAACCATCAGCAACAACACCCTGATCACCATACTCAACAGCACAACCAACTGAACGCAAGTCTGCGCCAAACATCTTATAGTCTGCAAGACTAATTGCACTGGCAATACCTGTAAAAGTAGTTCCGTCAGATTGGAAGAACTCAACTCGTTGAGTTGTACCAATACCAACGGAGGTAAAAGTGCCATATCCCTTTCCACTAATCTTAGCATAAGGTGAATTGTAATTGGTAATCGTACCAACAGCAACTACAGAACCACCAGAATCAAACAACTTAACAACGTCGTTGACTGCTGGTGTCACTCCAGGAGTTCTAAACTTAAGCCTCGTTTCTGCGGTTCCAGCTATACCTACTGTACCAGATGTACCAACAATCGCTTGAGATGCGAAGTAGTGGAAACAGTTAAGGTACTCGGCACGAGCACCGTTCGTGAGAACAATACCTTTATTATTTGGAGTGAAGAAAGTAACCTCATTGAAAAGCATTCCTGCTTCCAATGAATTTGAAGCAACTTCAGAACCATCAACCAATGCTCCACGTCCAGCAACATAAGTCGTTGGTGGATTGTCAGCAGTATCATAACCATAAGGATCAGTAGCACTAAGTGTAGATCCAGTATTAAGAACCGTTACCCTTTGAATATAAGGGCTTCTGGTCGTGATGGCAATACCAGGAGCATATGCGAAGGCATAACCAGTATCATCGGTAGAATTATAATATGAATTTCTGACAGTAAAATCTTCTAATGTTGATACATCATTCAGTAAGAAGACATTATTTGTTTTTGTAGCATCACTAGGTCTGATTGTAGTTGCTCTTAAACCAGCACCCTTTACAGTAACACCTCTAGGAACTGTCAGTGGAACTGTTTCTTCATAGGTTCCTGCCGAAATATTAATAAGATCCCCATTACCAGCAACACTCAGTGCCTGAGCGATAGTAAGGTATGGTTCGTTTATGTTGTTACCACTGTTCGAATCGCTACCTGTAGTGGCAACATAGTACGTTTGTCCAAGCGCATTGAGATCACCGTCAAATGAGGATGCGGTAAGAATGCCAGATACATTTACATTATCAAACTCGGCATGACCATCTACATCTAGATCAGCATTTAGATCAACGTTTCCTGAGAACGTAGAAACACCAGTTGCTTCTACACCACCAGTAATACTTACACCAGCACCAGTGGTCTCAAATTTCTTGGAGTTGTCGTAGTAGAGTTCTGCCGAACCGTCAACATTAAACTTTGCTAGTGTTTCAGTGTTTACCTGATTGCCAATAACTACTGAAGCATCTCCAAGTAGATTTAGATTTCCAGTTCCAGTATCTTGAATATAACTTTGTCCACCAGAATGATATATTCTTAAATCATTACCATCACCCAAATAGATTGTATCATTATCACCAAGATATACATTTCCTTGGAATGTAGAAACACCAGAAACATTTAAGTTATCAAGTTCAGTATGCCCATCAACATCTAGATCAGCATTAAGATCAATGTTTCCTGAGAAAGTAGAAACACCAGTAACACTTAAATTCCTAGTTGAAATATCATCTCCAATTGATGATCCACCTTCAACATTAAGAGCTGGTGCATATAAAGTACCACCAACATAAACATCACTTTCAAACGTACTAACACCAACGACAGTAGAAACACCAACTACATATAAAGTTCCACCCTCAATATTTCCAGCAACGTCTAAACTCTTATCAACAATAACATCTTCATAAAAAGTAGAAAATCCAGTAATGCTTAACTGGTTTGCAAAACTAGATCCAAAGACAGTAACACCAGCACCAGTGGTTTCAAACTTCTTAGAGTTATCATAGTATAGTTCTACTGAATCATTGGGTTTGAAAACTGCTATTGGTTCATCACTAGTATCCTTTCGGATAGTCATGTTTGAATCACTTTCTACAAATAATTCACCAGTATTATTTTTGATGTAACTATTAGTTCCATCATGATGTATTTCTAGATCATTACCAGCACCAATTCCCAGTGTAACATTATCATCAAGATTTACATTATCGTTAAAAGTAGAGACTCCTACTACATCTAGTCCACCACCAGTAACTCTCAGTCCAGCTCTTGCTGTTGCAATTCCTACAGAGTCAACATTGACTACATCTTCATACTTAAGAACACCACCAACGGTTACATCACCACTGAAGTTAGCGGATGTTCCATTTATTGAACCGATAAATGTTGAAATACCATTTGCAGTTAAGTTTCTAGTTATAATATCATCGCCAATCGAAGCACCACCACCAGAACCCGAAGTTAAAGCGCCAGCAATATATACATCGCTCTGAAACGTACTTATTCCAGAAACAGCAAAAGCACCACCAACAAAAGCGTCTGTTGAAGTGATAGTTGATGCTGTACCTATCTCTAGACCGTTCTTTACCCTAAAATTTTGTGTTCCCACAGGTTCACTTTCCCCCGATGGTTTTTTAGGTATTTATCAAACCTTTACTGCATCGAAGATTATATTATAAGTTGTGATACCAGAACTTGCTGGTGTGGCAAGAAGTCTTAAGTTTCCACCAGATACATCCACATCATATGTAGCAACTACGGATGTATTGTAAATTGCACCATACTCATTATAGTATGCTGTAGATCCATCATGAAGTGCAGTAATCTTAGTCGTGTGATAATTTCCACCCTCGGTCGCTTGGATTGTATAGTCTATAGAACGATAGGATGCTACTGGAACTGCAGAGTGAATTCCAATCTGTGAAGTTGTTGTTGTCTCTGCTGTTGTTGTACCATAAGAAACCCTATCATCAATAGAAATATATCCATGAACATCAAGAGATTCATTTGGAATAGTTGTTCCAATTCCAACATTATAATTGGTATGAATACCAACATATGGTGGATCTGAAGAAACCCAATAGTTACTAATTCCAGCATTGCTTGTATCAACCCACTGCTGACTATTACCATCATCATAGTAAATCTTGAGTTGACCATATACGCTATCCCACCACAGGTCTCCTGCAAGTGGTGATACTGGTGGGAACTCACCAATAACTGCTAGATTCTCACCACCATTTGTATCAACCCACTGAGTACTATCACCATCAGCATAATAAACTTTCAGGTCTCCAGTGTCACTTTCCCACCAGAGGTCGCCTGCCCTTGCACCACCTGGTGGTTCGGTTGAAACAGAAACTCTTGCACCACCAACACTATCAAGGTCAATAACAACAGTGCTTCCATATCCAGTGATACTGAGACCAGTACCAACAAAGTTAATATCAGTAAATCCAGTACCAACTCTTGCCTCTGGGGTTATAACTCCAGAAGTTGGATTTACTTCGGTAGATCCAATACCAACACCAGCAACGAATAAGATGCCATCCTTATAGAGATCACCGTTGAAGTTAATATCACCATTAACGTCCAGGTCATAATTTGGATCGGTAGAAGCAACACCAACAGGACCAGCAAAGTATGCTCCACTATCAACTTGGAATGCTTGTGCGCTAGTTCCTGTAGAAGTTCCCGTTCCTACCAGTACTGGACCAGTTGTAAATGTTGTTAATCCAGAAATGATGAGAGTATCACCATTTATATTACCTGTAAGGGTGGCATTACGTGCCGTGAATTCATCAAATACCAGATCATCAGCAACGTAAAGATCACCACCAACATAGAGATCACTTTGGAATGTACCAATACCAGTGAAAGTAGAAACACCACCAACATTAATTGGTCCAGTGATATCTACGAAAGAATTGATATCAAGGTAAGAACCAAATGTTGTTACTCCAGATATATTAACATCATCAAGTTCAGTAAGTCCATTTACATCTAGATTTCCTTCTAAGTCTAGATCAGCATTAGCATCTATGTTACTGGTGAATGTGGAAACACCATTAACATTTAATTGTGTGGAAGTGAGATCACCAATATCATAAATCTCTGTTCCTGTACCAACAACTCCTGTAATTTCCTTATTGACTATCTCAAACCAGGCACCACTATGTGCAAAGAAAGCTTTACCATAACTATGAACATGAGCAAATGCACCATGATATGTTCCAGCATCAGGAAGATCTGAATAGTTAGAATATAGGAAAGGTATTACGTTACTTGTGCCAGCACCAACAATTCTTCCACCAAAAGTAGAAGCGCCAGATACATTTACAGTGTTTAATTCAGTATGTTGCTCTACATCTAGATTACCGTTGGCATCAATATCACCAGTAAATGTAGAAGCGCCAGATACATTTACAGTGTTTAATTCAGTATGACCATTTACATCTAAGTCAAATGCGGTTACAATCCCACTAATATTAATCTGTGGGACTTCTAAAGTATTGTATATTGTTACTCCGTAACCAGTAGTCTCAAACTTTCTAGAATTGTCATAATAAAGTTCTACTGCACCATCAACATTAAAGTTTGCATAACTTTCACTACCATCAGCATTTGCAAAATAAATTGCTGCAGTTCCTCTGATATTAAGATTACCAATACCATCATCTACGATGTAAGAATTTGATCCATCATTATAGATCTGTAAATCATTGCTTCCACCAAGATTAATTCTGTCGTCATTACCAAGATAAATGTCATCTTGGAAAGTAGCAATTCCAGTGAATAGTGAAGTATGAGTAACTTTTAAATGGCGAGTGGTTGTAAGACCAGTAACATCAAGAGTTGAAGATCTTACATGATCAATGGAAGAGATTCCAATATAATCCAGAGTTGTACCCTGGAGATGAGTAGCAAATCCTACATCAATATATGATGTTTTTGCATCAAGAACTTCAAAGTTTCCTCTTGTGATTGTTGCGGCAGTACCTGTAATATTTCTCGCGCTGATGCTAAAATCGCCAACCTTAACATCACCAACAGCAAGTCTAATCTCGTTAGGAACAAGAGTAGATCCAATACCAACTGCCTGATTAGTCAACCATGCATCAGTGGTTCCAACACCCATTGTGTTGTGCTTATACCACAACCACTGCTTATAAGTATTTGGTAAGCTATTAATTCCAGTAACTTGAAGAGGAACTAAGTAATGTCCTTCAGTACTAGCAACAGCAATACCAGAAGAATTTGCAGTATTATCTGTTGGAGTTGTTGTAGTAGTAAATCCAAGAATTAATTCTTTGTCTTCAATTCTTACTGTTTCAGCATCAAGAAGAATTGAAGTTCCACCAATACTTACGTCACCTTGAATGGTGAGGTTTCCATAGAATACTGAATCTGGAGCATGAATATCAAAGTCATTAGTGACTTCTAAGTTATATGCTGTAAGAGTTCCAGATACATTTACATTATCAAGTTCAGAATGTCCATTTACATCAATATTTCCTTCTAGATCTAAATCACCATTAGCATCTAGATTACCACCAATTGTAGTAACGCCAGAAATATTAACATTGTCAAGTTCTGTATGCCCTTGAACATCTAAATCACCACCAACTGATACATCACCACCAAGAGTCAAATCACCACTAAGTGTGGAGATACCAGCAACATAAAGATTGCCCTGTATATCAGTTTGCTTACCAATTGAAGTAAATCCGGTGATTACACTATCACCAATTACTTCTAATTGATATAGTGGATCAGAATTACCTACTCCAAGTTTTCCAGAAACGTAAGCACCACCAGTAACTTGCAGTTTTTGATTACTTATTCCTGTTGAGTAATCATTGTTAATGAGTACCTCACCAACAGTATTAATCCGCATTCTATTCGAACCGGATTCAGATGGTCTAACTTGATAGTTTGCTGTTCCAGTTTGGAAGATAATGTGCCCAGCAGTACCACTTCCAGACTCTGATCTAATATACAGATCGCCAGCATTGTCCTCAAAAGCAGAACTAGATTGACCAGGATCTACAAGAGCAATCCAAGGTCCACTTTGATCAAATACTGTTAGATTAGCAAATGGATTCGTATATCCGATACTAACATAGGTTGAAATATAAGCACCACCATCAACCTGCAACGTTTGGTTGAAAGTTCCTGTTGATGTGGCACCACCAACTAAAAGAGTACTCTCTACTGTAGTAACACCAGCAACATATACAGTGTCATCTACACGAAGATTCCCACTTACTCTTTCATTACCTATAACATATAAAGAGTTTTCTTCAGCGGTACTGGTTCCAATACCAACCTTACCGATAGTTTGTAAAACGGTACTACTCTCGGTAAATGATGATATACCAAGATTTAAATTAGATTTTCTGCCGCTGAGAAACTTGCCCATTTCTTATATTATTAGTTAAGTGTTTCCAGAATGCTGACGGTTAATTTCAAATTACTATCGTTGCTACCAGATAGTTGCAACGAATCACCAGACTCAAGAATCAATCTGCCATTTATAAGACTAAGAGTGTCTTTCCCCTCAATAGGGAAGTCTTTAACAATTTCAGTAGTAGTTACCGTTCTCTGATGAGAAAGAGAAACAGAATGTGATACAGAATCAATGTTAGCGACTTGTGCTAACAGAACAACACCACTGTACCCAACGGGAGCAGTGTAGATACCAACAGGACTTGTTGGTGCAACATATGTAACTGTTTTAAATACGTTTAATGGTAAAGCCATTTTATTAATTTCCTCCTAGTGCTAGAATTAATGGCGTCACGTTTGCAAACAAACTCTTCGAATAGAAATTACCAGAAATAGTTCCAGTCAATTGATTGATAATAACACCTTCACCAATTCTAAAGTTTCCAGCCTGATCGGTACTGGTATAAACGACCAATCCACCATTAGTCATATCAACTTCATTATCTTGAATTACAATACCACCATTCTTAGGAAGAGCAGCGGCAATAGTTGTACCAGATCCAACATACTCAAAAGAATGACCAGATGCTAGCAAACGACTTTGCTTAAAGAATGGAACTGTAGTTCCTACTCCAACAGAGAATGGAATATTTTCATTAACAGTTATAGTACATATTCCAGATGAAGTAATTTCTGTCGAACTTTCAATAGCAAAGTATGAAGGAAGAGTTTTAACATATCCCGTTGCCGTATTAAAACCAACGTCTGGAGCAGAAAAAGTTACACTAGGTGTAGTAGTATAACCTCTTCCACTTGAAATCAATAAAACGTCACTAACAGACCCATCTAGAGTTTCTGCAGCTGCAGTGGCAGTAATTCCCCATTCAGTGGATGGGTCATCAATAGTTACTGTTGGTGGAGAAGTATATCCAGTTCCACCAGAACTAACAACAACTTTAGAAACTGTGTTGTAGAGATGGTCAAAATAAACAACTTGACCATCAAAAGGTCTAGTAACATTTACAGAAACACTTCCAGGACTATAAAAAGTGTGGCGAATCGTTGAAACAGATCCAACATTTACTTCAAAAGTTGTAGTTGATGGAGTTGCTTTAACCTCAAAAACGTATCCATTATTTCCTGATGGATAATATAGTGGTGTTACTCCACCATCATAATCACAAGTAAATCCAACACCGTTAAGTGTAACACCCATTCCAACGTTAAACCCATGAGCAGATGCTGTGGTTGCCGTTAAAACGCCAGTAATATGATCATAATCAGCACCAGTGACTTGTAAGGTGCTCACACCAACATTAACTGTAAATACTGATGAATTAACTGGTGCTGATTCAAGAAGAGTTCCAGAGAACTTTAACGGACTCACACCATCAGAAACTAATCCGTAGTTACCAAATGATGAGTTTGAGTTGGTTAGGTCGCAAGCACCACCAGAACCAGTAAATACAGCAGTTTCATCACAGATAGTAAAGAGAGAAACTAACTGAGCATATCCCTCGTTCGTAATAGATGCTCCAATTCCTGCTTCATTATACTGAGTATAAGAGTCAAGAACCATTGACTTCAATGGTCCAAGAGCATGATTTCCATCGACTCTCAGACCAATACTTCTTGGGATAAAGTTTGTGCAGTTTTGAATATAAGGAGATTGTGCAAAATATTTGATATCATTTGGATTGAAAGCAAAGATTGCTCCAGTATTGGCCGAACCAACAAATGACATCTCGGTAATATAATTACCAGGACTTACATAAAAGAGATCACCTTGATTTTGTGGAGTAACCGATACCTCTCTCAGATTATCTCCAACAATACTTATTTGAGATGGAAGTGCAATAGGATTATCTTCTAGATAAGTCCCAGCACTAACTTTAATAACAGTTCCTGCTGTTGCGATTCCAACTGCTGCTTTGATTGTTCGTTTGGCGTCTCCGAGTTTGACTCCTGTGTTGTCGTCGTCTCCGTCTGTTGTGACATATAAAACATTAGTGACTTCTGTACCGGCGGTAAGATTAACAACCTCCGTAGCGATACCAGTAGCTGCAAACCTATCTCTTATCGTAAATAGGTTCGCATCATAAGTGTTAAGAGCTAATTCTCCCGTCTGTAAATCGGAAACCTGGGGAATTTTTCCAGGCACCGCAGATCGTTTGATTCTATACGGTGTTGCCATTTATCGCATTCGGTATGTACCAAAAGAAGCAGTATATACTGCCTTTGATTTATTTATTCAAGTTGCGTTATTCCTTCTTGGGCGATACGCAAACAAGTTAGTCGGTGGATCTGGTTTCATCCAGTCCTTAATTTTTTCATATCTCTGAATACTAAAAAACTCCTGAGAAAGATACCAATCTTCCCAAGGAGTATGACCTTTATCTTGATTGCAATCATGGCAGGCACACACAACATTCTTTGTGTAGTCTGCTCCACCCTTTGAACGGGGAACAATGTGATCTAATGTGAGTCCTTCTTCAGACCCACAATAGGCACATTTATTACCCCATTCTTCCTTTATCTTCCTCCTCCACATTCTTTTCGCTTCTGCCGAACTTGTTGTCTGGAGATTGAAGACATAGGCTTGCGGGGAGTTGTATAGGGGCATAAAAGAATTTTGCCGTTTTAGTTATTTATTTGTTTTGAAATCAACATGTTTCTTTTTACATGCTCCACGTGCCCATGCTCTTGCCATGCTGTCTACATGAGAACAAGGTTTTCCTTTCTCACCACAGTAGGGACACTTAGCATCATTTGGATCATTAGGGTATGAAAACTTCGGCATTGTCTTCCTCTAAGATAGGTTGAACTTCCCATGATCCACCAACACCACCATCCATATTCACAACAATATCCCGAGTAGGAAGTTGCTTACCGAAAGATACATCAACAATATCACCAGGATAAGGTGTAAATTGATAGTAGTGTCCATCACCTTTCATGGCAACAAGAGTGGTTGCATCTTGAAGAGATCCACAATCAGCAATCTTTTTACCACCTGGTTGAAATACAGAATAAAAACCGTTCATTTCTTTTCGTATGGGTGTGCCTGTTTCAAATCAGGATTTGGTTGGGAAGGAACTACTGGGTTCCTAGTTACATTTTCAATTACAATAAAGGCATCACTTTGATAACTTACTGTACCATAAGGTTTTGCCCACTTGGGGTTAGCACCTTCAGTCTGGTGAATGCCGCTGTTGGCAACTCCACCAATCTTGACACGAAGTTCATCATTTGGATCCCAATCCATCTTACCAAGAGCAATTGCTAGTTGCCCTAGCATATCAGCACTTGGGAATTTCTCTTTCATCACATTTTCCTCTGGTTCCAGGTTTCCGATCATCTCTTTTCAAGTAGTAAAGATTTGGCCAAGTATCCATTATTATAGCACGAAGTTTGTCTGGTGTCTCAGAACTAATCATTCCCCTGAACAGAGTCCCAATCTTTTTGGAATTGCTCAAGACCCTTGTCGGTCAGAACGTTTTTGTACATTCCCCAAAAAACTTTAGGAGGAATAGTAACTACATCAGTTCCAGCAAGAGCACATTGTTCTACTTGACGTACATCACGAACTGATGCACTCAAAATTTGAGTCGTTGTAAATTGACCGTTGCCAGTATATGCCTGACGAATATCCTTAATAAGTCCAATACCATCAATAGAATTGTCCATCCAACGACCGACAAATGGTGAGACATATGCTGCACCTGCTTTCTCTGCAAGGATTGCCTGAGCAACAGAAAAAATTAGAGTTACATTAACCTTATACTGATTCATTGCAAGTGCCGTACAAGCTTTGAGACCCTCAACTGTACATGGAACTTTAATAGTTACGTTCCACAAACCATTGAATGCTTGTGCTTGATCTATCATCTCTTCGGCAGTATCAGCAACGACTTCTGCAGAAACGGATTGCAAACTAGAGAAAGAAGTAGAGATCTCTTTAATAACTTCTACCGGATCTCTTCCACTTTTTTTGATAAGAGTTGGATTAGTCGTTACCCCATTTACTAATCCAGTTTCATGTGCCTTTGCAATTTCGGTAACGTCGGCGGTATCTAGAAAAATTTTCATGGATTGTGATTCTTGTTTTCCTTAATTTTTTGATATCCCCAAACAGCGAGGGTGCCGATACCTAGACCAGCAATACAACAGAGTAACATATGAATAATGTGTTCGAAGGTTGTGTGATCAGCGTGGTTCATCATTTAGGTTTTTTAACGGGAAAGGTTGATTCCATTGCCGTAGTCAACAGCAATGCAAATCCAAAAACAAATAAGTGTTCCATGTCATCCAAAGTACATTACACTAAGAGTAAATACAACAAAGATGATGACCGTGAAGATCATCAATCCTACACCTGCCCAGGGAACCCAGGCAGGCATAGGTTCATAGTTGTGGTTATGAGACATGTAGTGTTCCAATCATACCAGCACCCTTGTGAGGATCACACCAGAAGGTATAGTCTCCTGCTTCGGGGAAGGTGATATCAAAACTCTCACCAGGAGCAAAAGCAAGGTCTCCGTGTGAGAGTTCGGGGTGATCTTCAACGATCACATTATGGGGTGGGAGCATACCATTCACAAAATGAACGGTGTCTCCTGCGGATATTGTAACATCTGCTGGGTCAAAAATCAAGTTACCATTTGATCCCATTGTAATATCTACTGCCCAGGCGGGAGCAGCAAAAAGAATTGTAGCAAACAGTGCAAGAAGAAACTTCATTAGGTATTTGTAACTATCACTATCTAGGAGGTTTTCTTTTCCCAGGAAACAATTCTATGTCTTTATACCGTGGGTTTGTTAGGAATTCCTGATGAATCATTTCACCAAGTTCATCAGCACACTTACACCACTCTTTTCTCAGTTCTTTTGCCTTTGGGTCTTTATTACAATACAACTCAAACCATTCACGCCATAGGACAGCACATTCATCAGACTTCTTTTGAAGATGTGGTTCCCTATACACGGGAGGAACCCTCTGTTTGGGTTGTGTGCCCTAGACTACATTACTATTTAACGAAGTACATGCGGCGACGATACTGCTCACCAGGACAATTTTCAAGGTGGTCAATCTCTTCTTCTGGGAGGAAGTTGATACCTCCAAGCAGTTTGGCACCAATGAAAATATCAGCAGACTTCTCACACATTAAAGTGGCAGCAGCACAATCCTTTTGGTAGGGGGATGCTGTAATGATACCATGATTTTCCAAAAGAACTAACTTAGGAAAGTATCCATGCTCATCAACGAAAGCACCAACATACTTCTCTACATTTTTGAGTAGGCGAGCACCAGGAGGAGCATAAGGAACAAGGCAGGATACGACACCGTTTCTTACGATCTGATCTGGGAACCAACGTTGATAAGCAAAATCTTCTATCGCAGGAGAACAAAGAATCTGTGTGGTCTTTGGTGGATGTGTATGAGCAATATAATTGATTTCTGGAAAGTGCTTCATAATCCATGCATGGAATAGCACTTCAATACTTGGTTTCTTTTGATTTGGATTAATCTGTTTAGCGTCGGTATTTACTAATACTAAGTCTTCGTCTGTTAATGTATGAAGACTTGTGCCACTTGCTTTAATCAAAAATACATCTTCTTTCCATCTTTCTGATACATTTCCTTCACCACAGATAGTATAGTCAGCAATGGTATGTGCGAGGTCTAGTAGCATTTACCTATTGTAAAATTTTATTTAGAGTTTGCACAAGATGTTAATTGTGGTTTTGTTTGGTAATCAACATCATCCCAATGCCTCACTGCGTTAGCCACGATAGCGATATTAGTAACCATGTAACAAATAAGAATAATGGTGCGTATGCCAGCAATAGTATCTGCTTCTCGATCATCTCTTCCTTCCTTTGCTCCTAATGCCTTTGCCCAAATTCTCCAAATCTTATTCATCCAACTTAATCTCTCTCATTCCTTTAACTTCAACACCACGTTTAATCATTGACATCATTGCTTGTTGTGCCGAAACCATATCAAAGTGAACGGCAACTCTATTTTTACCCCAAAGCATATAATCAACTCCATAGAATCCATACTTTAAAGGGTCTCTAAATCTTGCCATAAAAAAGGAGGGTTCGAACCCTCCAATTTTATCAAAATTTTATTCGTCAGTCAAATGGTCGGCACAAGCTAGTGTGTCACAAGGAGGACATTCTTTGTTAATGTGATAAGCACTAATGGCAGCTTCGAGTGCTTCAGTCACATTCTCTTTGAAAGAACGATAAGGAATGAAGAGTTCATCATCTTCAGTCTTATAGTCCTGGTGTGTCTCTTTGAACTTACGATCTACATCATACAGGAGATTTGTTACGATGTCATTGATGACTTCCATGTGTCCAGATGTGAGTCCATTCCAGGATGTATTGGGGAATAGATCATCCTTGACACGATTCAGCAGTGCTCGCCTACAATGCCATTGATTATCAAAGATCTGGGTAAATGCTTCCCAGTCGTGGTTGCTTTTGAAATGTGGGATGCTCATTTGTTCTTCTCACAATAAAGGAAATACTTGTACTCTGCAACTTGGTGTGGTGCGTATCTTACTATATCACATCCTTTGTACTTATCAACCACCTCAAATGATGATTCGTTGATTGGTTTATCACCAGCGGTAAAGTATGCTAGTACAATCAGAATAGTAATGAGGATAACAGCACAAGCAGCAAATACACCAGCACCACGCATAAACTCTTTGAGAGCATACTTATCTTC